ATGTACGCACTGGTGTTGTTTATTTGTTATCTGGATGCGGGTTGCGAAGACCTGGTAGTGGATGTTTATCGCACCGAAATCCAGTGCGAGGCATCGATGGACGATCAGCGGATCCGCCACGGCGGGTGCTATCCGGTTGAAGAGTTCATCGACGGCTTCTGGCGCCCGGCCCAGGAGTATGCCGACCTATAATCACTGTAGCTGTGCCAGCGTCAACGTCCCACCAAACACCGCTCCGGTGTCAATATAGTGCAGGTTCTGGCAATCAAACCGCTTCCCTAGCGGCGTATGACCAAACCAGAAGTGATCGGCTCCGGCGATCCCCTTCTCCTGACCGCTCATTAACTCCCGCAGGCGCTCCCTGTCCCACAGAATCTGCTGCTTCGGGACCGGTTTATCCCATTCATACTGCGATGATGGGTAATCGGCATGAGCAATCACATTCACGCCGTTGGCGCAGGTGATCTCAATAATCCACGGCAGCGTTTCACATTGCCTGAACAGCTCGAGAGCCTGCTGTTGTTCTTCGCCCTTTAATTCGGCAAACCAGACGCCGCCATTCATTAACCACAGCCCAAAGCTCTTATTATGCAGGGCATCCAGCGCCATCTGCTCATGATTGCCGCGTACGGCATAGAACCATTTTTCATTTAATAACTGCAGGCATTTCACGCTGTCTGGTCCGCGATCGATTAAGTCGCCGACACAAATAAGTAAATCCTCATACGGATTAAGCTGTCGCTGCTTTATTTCATCCATAAGCATTTGATAACACCCGTGAAGATCGCTTACTACCCAGACGTGTCGCCAGTTGTGACCATCAAGTTTTAGATACATAGCGCCTCCTCTGGATCAGTATAGCCCGTGCGGAATGGACCACTCAGGAAGTGCGAAGGCCGTCCTCTTTAATAACCTCAATCGATATTAAACGAAGCGGAAATAAAGGTTTAGCAACGGTTAAATCATTATCCGATGACCTTTAAGATAATCGCAGAATTACAAAGAGGTCTTTATCGTGTCTAATACCATCCTGCCCGTTGAGGTGTCATACGCCCACCGTTCTTCCGTTATTCTTGCCCTGGCGAAAGGCGATCTGACGCCCGGGCCGCTGTGGCAGAAACGCGATTACCGGTTGAAATTCTTCCTGCGCACCCTGCTTTTCTGGTCCTCGACCACCCGTATGCTGGAGACGATCTCCCGGCGCGATGATTTTTCTACCTTGCTGAAGGCACAGCCGACGCTGCCGGTGAAAACCCAGCGCCAGTACCTGACCCGCGGAATGACGGCCAGTGAGCGCGCGGAGGCGATCCTGCATCACTATGCCTGGATTGATGCGCTGCCGGACAATGGCCTTGCCCACCTCTTTACCAGCCCGTCGCCGCTTCCCCTGCTGCAGTTTGCGACCAAAGATGAGGCGAGCTATACGATCTATGCCACCTCTGCGGTTAAGGCTGAACGCGAGGGCGAAACCACGCTCTGGTTACGTGCCGGGGATAACACTCTGCTGGCGAGTCTGACCTTCAGCGTCATCCGGGAAAACGACCGCAGCGTGCTGGTCATTGGTGGCCTGCAGGGGCCACGGCGAGATGTCGGGCGGGAGACGATCAAAAACGCCACCCGTGCCTGTTACGGCCTGTTCCCTAAGCGTATTCTTCTGGAAGCCGTTTTCAATCTGGCGAAGCAGTCTGGTATCAGCGCCCTTTATGGCGTCAGCGACGAGGGTCATGTTTTTCGCGCCCTGCGTTATCGTTTGAGTAAAGGTCGCCATCTCCACGCCAGCTATGACGAGTTCTGGGCCTCACTGGGTGGAAAACCCGACAATGCCTTCCGCTGGGTCCTGCCATTTGGCATGGAACGTAAATCGCTGGAGAGCATTGCGAGTAAAAAACGCGCCGAATATCGCCGCCGCTTTCAGCTGCTGGATGAGATTGAACATGCCATCGACGCCCATTTTTGCCGCTAATCTCTGCTTTCATCGGTAACAGGCAAAAATTTAACACAAGCGCTAAAAAGCGCTGGACTTCCCTCGGGCGTAGTGTGGTATGGTTTAACGAAGAACAGAGAATGTTGCCCATCTGTTAAAGTTCGCAAAGGGAAAAAGCGTTTACTTTCAACAGCTAAAAAGAGACCGAATACGATTCCTGTTTACGGCTTAATCTCTGTTCTTCGTTATATATCAATAAGTTACTACACAAAACACCCCTAAATAAACATCGCAACACTTACCATTGCATTCTTTCAAGATCAAACCCTTATTCTCTAATTCGAGTGAGCGACGAGTAAAGTTCGTGGCGACCTTAATCCAAAAATTAACATCCCCGCACCGCTTCTTACACTGGAGACTCATCATCCGCATCTGTGCTGTTGATGAAGAATGTCACCCTGCCCATCACTTCGACCTCTTCCGCTGCGTCGCCTTCTATCGCCTCGCCGTCCTCTGTGATTAATGCTTTTCCCAGAAACCGAGCAAATTGGGTCTGCCCGCCACTGAGGATCAGCAGAACCTGACCCTGCACCAGTCGGGTGACCGGCTCGATCACCGCAAACCCGGATGACGTTTCCAGGATGCGGGTATCAATGCCTACGCCGCAAATCCTTTCTGGAGTGAGCCTGGTCTCTATATAGTCGCTGGCAGGTGAAGGGAACCCCATTACAGAACCCTCCCCATATTGCGCAGCATCCATAGGCGGTTCTGGCTACCGTCCGGCGTCTTGTCTACGAAGCAAGTCTGGTACTGCTCGATCCATTCATTCGCATCAGCTTGGGTAAAATGCCAGTTCCTGGCGCGCAGCTCACGTATGAAGTCTTCTGTGTGAAGGCACTGATACCCTTTAGGGTTTAGCTGTATGGCCGCGGTAAAAGCCGCGTTAATGTCTGATTTGCGGGGCATGGTAACCTCTCATTTATTATTACTGTGTATTTATACAGTAGTTTTAAAGAGAGTCCACGGCAAGGAGGCTGTGCCTATTGATAATTACTGCTGAACATCCTGTATCTTAACGACTATGCTTCAGCCATGCCGAAGTGACCAAGCGAGTAAACCAGATCTTTCCCGATGCAGAGGTGAAGGTTAAGCCGATGCAGGCGAATGGCCTGACTAGCGATGCCAGCAAAAGTGATCGGGAAAAGCTGAATCGCATGTTGGAAGAGATGTTTGAAGAAGCCGATATGTGGTTGGTTTCGGATTAAACCTGTAAAGATGGACAAAGTTAAAGCGGCCACTGGAGGCCGCTTTGTACTGTGAGTTCAACCGATGGATGCAGCATTTCTTGACACACATCTTATGATGTGGCCAGTTTTGTTGACCACTAAAATTAGTGATGTTGACCGTGCTCAAAAAAACGGAAGTCCAATTGATACGCGACTGACTAAAATCAGGGTTAACCATAACAAATGGGTATATGTGAAAATGAACAAGTAGATGTAAATACACCAACCGACATTACTAACGAAAGTTGTATCTAATCCTGGGGGCAGGTCAGACACAGGTCACAGCGTCTTCAAATGTGAGGGTCGATCAATTCAATGACACGTGCTAAACTTGAGACTTTTCTTAACTGACTAATTTATATATTAATTTAATGTTAAAACTCTTCGCAAAATATACATCAATTGGTGTTATCAATACACTCATTCACTGGGTTGTGTTTGCTGTTTGCATATATACGCTCCACACAGGACAGGCACTTGGCAACTTTTCAGGGTTCGTTGTTTCTGCGTCATTCAGCTTCTTCGCTAACGCCAAGTTCACATTTAAATCTTCAACCTCCACAATGCGCTACTTGCTTTATGTGGGCTTCATGGGCTCGCTTAGTGGAGTTGTTGGCTGGTGTGCTGATATATCAGGAATGGTTCCTATCATCACGTTAATAGTATTCTCCGCCATCAGTCTTGTGTGCGGTTTTATTTATTCAAAATTCATTGTCTTTAGGGATGCGAAATGAAAATCTCTTTGGTTGTTCCAGTCTTTAATGAAGAAGATACAATTCCAATCTTCTATAAAACTGTCCGGGAGTTTGAAGGGCTTCAGCAGCATGAAGTCGAAATAGTCTTCATTAACGACGGCAGCAAAGACGCAACAGAATCCATCATCAACGCGCTTGCAATCGCCGATCCGCTTGTAGTTCCGCTGTCATTTACCCGAAATTTCGGTAAAGAGCCGGCCTTGTTTGCCGGTCTTGAGCACACATCAGGTGATGTAGTCATCCCGATAGATGTTGATCTACAGGACCCGATTGAAGTCATTCCTCTCCTAATAGAGAAGTGGCAGGCTGGCGCTGACGTAGTCCTCGCTAAGCGCTCTGACCGTTCCTATGACGGCAGGCTGAAAAGAAAGTCTGCTGAGTGGTTTTATAAACTGCATAACAAAATCAGCAATCCAAAAATTGAAGAAAACGTTGGTGATTTTCGCCTGATGTCTCGTGCTGTAGTGGAAAACATCAAGTTATTACCAGAGCGCAACCTGTTCATGAAAGGTATTTTGAGCTGGGTCGGTGGCCACACTAATGTCGTCGAATATGCTCGCGCAGAACGCATTGCTGGAAACACAAAGTTCAACGGATGGAAGCTCTGGAATCTTGCTGTGGAGGGCATTACCAGCTTTTCTACATTCCCGCTCCGCATGTGGACTTACATCGGTCTTTTCGTTGCTGGCGTCGCATTCCTGTATGGCGCATGGATGATTTGGGACACGCTAGCATTTGGTAATCCGGTGAGAGGCTATCCCTCTTTACTTGTTTCTATGCTTTTCTTGGGAGGTATCCAGCTTATAGGCATTGGAATTCTTGGTGAATATATAGGAAGGATATATATGGAAGTTAAGAAAAGACCACGGTATTTACTTAAGGATAAGAAGACAAAATGATTATTATCAGAGAGAAAAGCCAAATTTCCCTAACAGTAATGCTTTCTTTACTTTACTGTATCGGACTAATTATATCTGACATCAATTATTTAGATGATTATGGTAGATATTTATTAGGATACTCAGGTTTATCAGCCAATGGGCGTCCTATTGCTGACTTAGCTTTAACAATTATAAATATGGGGTATCCATTATTAGACCTAACCCCTTTGTCATTAATAGTTTCAATTTTTGTAATGGCAGTTTCCGGGGCCATTATTGCAGATAGATTCTTCAAAAATGAAAAGCCTATCGTAAGGTCCTTGGTTGCACTATTACTTATAGTAAACCCTTTCTTTATTGAAAACTTATCTTTTAAATACGACATATTCCCGATGTCTTTGAGTGTATTATCAATCTCATTGGCATTTTGTCATACAAAAAATCGTTTCATAAATCTTACATCGCCAGTGTTTTTAGTATTTATTTCACTTGGATTATATCAGGCCACGCTAGGAATGTTTGTGATATTTTCTATTATCGAATTAGCAGGGTCAACTTTAAATAATACAGGAACTCATAAATCTAGGTTTATTGAAACTGCAACAAGAGCATTGCAACTCTTTATAGCCTACGTATTATACAAGTTGATTATTGCGAATATGTTTATTGATGGTGATTATTCTACTAAACTTTCTAAAACCATCGCTATAAATTCTGATGGTTTTAAAATCCTTGTTGAAAATTTTCATAAATATAACAGTTTCATTGGGAATTATATCGATTCAATCCCTGTTGTGATACTTTACTTTTATATGTTATTGCTAGTGGTAGCTGTTTATATAGTTGCAAAAGAATCATGGCGATCATCTAAAAGCATTATTAACATAATCACTCTAATAGTATTACCTTTCCTTTTTTATTTCTTTTCATATGCAACTTTCCTTTTTTTGGAAACCGCATCAGTAACTTCGCGCGTAATGGTATCGTTTAGTGCAACTTTAATAGGGCTGTTTTTTTATTTTCTCGTCGCAATAAAAAACCAGAAACTTAAATTATTCGTCTTTTTTCCATTTTTTATGTTCAGCTATGTTTTGATGACAACTTATGTTAACGCTTCATTAGCTCAGAATAAAAAAGACTTCCGTATCATTAACTCTATATACTATGATATTTCTCACCTTTCACCGCAAGTAAAATACGTTAATTTCAGTGGGGTGGTAAGTCCTGCATCTCAAAAGGCGCTATCATTGCTGAGATTTCCGGTCTTAAAAGATCTTACAAAGTCTTATTTAGGCACTGACTGGAGTGCATATATGCTAAATTATTATGGGATAAATGTTTCTAGAAAAAATTTTTCTTCAGAAGAAATTAGTGAAATATGCAGACAGAAAGCTATCTCTACCACTCCTGACTATTCACTTCACGTTAGCGGTGAAAATATGATTATTTCATTTGACACTTTATGCAAATAAATAAATAAACCAGAACTGGCGCGGCTTAAGGATATATTAAGCCGCCGTCATGAGGTGTAGGAGTTAGAAGGTTCAACCCCTCTCACACCGACCAAAAAACCATCTAAGAATCAGCATATTACACCTGTTTTATTATGAGTGTTTTCTGAATGGAGAAAATAGGAACCACCCTACATAGAACATCGACTTTGCTGTAAAATTTCAGCTATTCACATCAGCGGACAGTCGTCGAACTCACCCGACCTCGCATCATTAATAATGTACGCGATCACCCCAAACAATGCTGAAGCCTCTCCGTAATTATCTGACGGTATCGCCTCCTTTCGACCGTTCGCCAGATTTCCTGGTGCGGTTTCGGATGGGTCCGGTAGCGCTTCACTATGAACTCCCGGCCAATATCAAAAATAAGCAGAGAACCGTCGCAAGGCGACAGCGATGAGCCGGCTACTAGAAGCGCACCCTTAAAGATGCCCTCGCGGTAATGATTGTCTGCGGAACGCAAAAGTACGTAGCCGCCGGATGAGAGATGAACTTTGCATCGAGCGATATTCGCGATTCGGCAAAGTCTACTGCCGGTGATGGGAATCCCATGATCAGCACTCCGTTAACACTGGTTATGAATACAGTATTTTAAGAAGAGTAAATCGCAAAGTAGCTGTGCCTATTGATAATTACTGCTGAACATCCGGCTGTTCTTTCGGATCTACCTCTGTCTCCTGGCGCTCCTGCTCAGCCCTGATGCGATCAGCCTCCTCTTCGGCCAGCTTTTGTGCCGCCTCTTCCATTTTTTTGTTGTATATGCTGTCCTCGGGCATCTCAATACGAACAGAAATGAACGAATCGGCAGGAATATCTACCGGATCGCCATCAGCAATGCCTTCGCATTCGTTACGGGCGAAATTCGGCGCGCTCGGGTGCGTTCGATGGTAGGTTTTCACCAGCAAAGAGCCGTCCGGGTTAACATCGTAATCGAGCCAGATACGCGGCTGTTTATTTCTGTCCAGGGGAATTTCAAAACCACCATCAATCCCGCCCCTTGCAGCATCGGCATTCAACCCCACGCACCCTTCAAGCAGATATACTCCCACTGCCTGCCGGGTCACGGTTACGCCTTCTGATTCATCGTTCGTCTCATAGCTTCCATCACTAAAAACCTGAACTACTGGCGAAGCTACCTTTAAAAAACCGTTCGAGTCTCTTGTTGTATTCACATCCGTGTAGACTTTTCGCACCGTGGCATCACTACCACCGCGGAACAGCAGCGCTGTGCCATCATTACGGATAAATATCTGCCCGTTTAGACTTGAGCCGTACACGCCGGAAGAAAATAACGAGCCAAAGTCACCATTATTTCCATCACTGAAATTGCCCCCACTGATGGAATAAATCCCAGGCTCTACGCTAATGATAGTTGCGTATCCCCCTGAGACTGTTACGCCGCCTCTGGCAGCTTCAATATTTTTCCTGGCATTCACCGCCGTTGTCGCACCAGTACCGCCCTGGGTAAGGCTAAGAGGTTTAGTTAGGTCGGATATTTCCGCCATGGTCAGGGTAATGCTGTCTTTTCTCATTGCCATGTTATTTCCTTATGCCCACACGCGAGCCGGTGTTTTCGGTGTAACCACAAAGTCGTTCAGCCCGGATAAATCGAGCGAGTCATTCATGACCCGCAAATTGACGTGATAGCCGGGTTCGGTGGTGTACTTGATAACTTCGTTTTCTTCACCGGGATTGATAACTTCAGCAGGGACACTGATAACGCCGACGATATCCAGGCTGATATCCGGGTGATATAAACCACCCTGTCCCTCATCATCCACAAATCCAGCCTCGATTAATTGCATGTGCATTTCGTCGGCGTCAGCAAAGCGCAGATATAAATCTTTCATTAGCGGAGTCCTTTAATTTGATTATCGGTAAGTGTGCGGTGCCAGATTCGCAGGTTTCGTATATGGCCGTTAAGCATTCGGAGACCTGGGCCATTAGCACCCGCACCTCGCCCGATCATGATTATATTGCTATATGAAGCGACATTGCCGGGGGCTGGTTTAGTTACCGTGGCACTACCAGACAGGGATCCATCAATACAAATATCTTTCTGTAATCCATTAGACCTAACCGAAACAATATGCGGCTTACCATCGTCAATAATTTCGTTATTGGCCTTTTGTCCTGGATCACCATATGAAAAAGTGACTACTCCAGCCGCATTGGTAGCACTATTAACAAAGACAAGGCAATAATCATTTGTTGTTGGGTATATTGCCAGGATGCCCCTTCTGCTAGAAGTCTGTCCATCCGCTAACGTTTTCCCGTTGCAGTGCACCTCAGCAGTAATAGTTACGGGTCCATAGTAGTTATCATTACCTGAGCGCTGCAAAGTACAATCATCAGTTGCTCGGGTTGCTGCCGACCCAGTAGTCGGAATATATGAGGAGCTTAAACCCGCTTCGAGTTGCGGCCCATATAGATAAACACCAACGCCTGTTGCAAGAGAAACTGATGGGCGGCGACCATCAGTTAATGAGCCAATTAATTCTACCCCGGGATCGGCTGATGTATTGCCAGTTAAATCACCATCTATACTGGTCACAGCTATAATTCTCCACCAACCATTAGCCATGGAAATAGCTTTGGCATAAAGAAGATTATTGGCCCCTATCTCACCAGTCGATAAATCAACGTTTAAATATTTATTACTAACACCCGCCGAGCCGCCCAGCCAGCGAAGCTGAATAAGGTTATGAGAGTCGGCTTTCGCAAAAACAGAAAATGAACAATATCCACCTACAGATAATCCAGAAATGGGCACCGAAATCGCCGATCCTGCTGGTGCGTTCGCTACGCCTGCTGAAGCAAGTCTCGTTACACCGTTAGTGGCTCCATCAGGAGATATAACGGCAGCTTGTGTAACAGTAGTATTAGCCACTCTCCACGATGACGTTAATTGAGAATTTGGAACGAGATTAGTTCCCTGCCCCTCAATCAATAAACCTTCTTTCTCAAAACGCGGCTCGTTAATAGCTGCCGTCTGCAGTACCCCCGACTTATCGATATACGTTGCCGTGGTTGACCGGGTAAAAGATGCCGATTTTGTTGGAAGCTCCAGCACCTGCCCGGAAATCGTCAGCCGGTCATAAGGCGCGAAACCCGCCAGCAGGCGCAGGTCATCATTCAGTGGAAGCCAGACGTCAGGGAACGGGGCTTCTTCATAGGGGACAGAGGTCAGCAACTGCGCAGCGGCCAGTGATGCTGCGGCACTGCTGGCGCTGGCGACTGCGTTGTTTTCAGAGGTCTTTGCGTTATTCTCCGAAGTCTTGGCGTTCGTCTCGGAGGTTTTGGCGGCATTCTTCGATGCGAGTGCGTTACCCTCAGACGTTGCCGCATTCGTGGCGCTTTGTGCTGCTGCGTTTTTTGAAGCAAGAGCGTTTGTTTCGCTGGTTTTGGCTGCAGCAGCGCTGGCACCTGCCGCACCCGCCTGAGCGATCAGTTTCGTCCAGCTGGGACCCGTCTTTTTCGAGCCGTCAGCCAGGGTTACGGTGACGTCACCGGTGCCCGATAAAATGAGGTCCTGGTTGATGATACTGCCTTGCGCCAGGCGAAATCCTTCAGAGACGGCTTTTGCTAAATCGTCATCAAGTGTGGCCATTCGTGATGTCCTTAAAATGAAAAACCCAGCCGGAGCTGGGTTGGAGGTTCTGAAGTTGTAGGGATCAGGAGAAGGAGCCGGTACCGCGCGTGATGGTCAGTGTCGGAGCGGCGATGCGCTTACTTGCCGTCCCGGTACCAGTAACCGTAATCGTCCCTGTAATCACGTTTGCCGTAATGTTTCGAACAGCATGACGCACGGTTATCCGAAGCCCACCGGTTCCCGCAGGAATGTAGACGGATCCTAAGTCACGGACATCGCCGTTAATGTTGAGGGTGATGTTTACCAGGCCTTCCCCTTGAATAGATGACGCTGTAATCATCGCCTCAAGCAGAGCTGACTTATTCAGTGATGATGAGGAGGAGTCAGTGAAAGTTATGGTATTGGTTGCCACACCTCCGCCTGAAACGTAAGTATCTGAAGACACACCTACGTTAGCCACATCACCAATGAAGTTTGTCGCTTCAACCGTGCCCTTAAAGCTCCCGCTGGTCGCTTCAACCCTGCCTTTAAAGCTCCCGTCAGTGGCATAAATTGTCCCGCGAACGGTCACGCCGTTAAACGTGGCATACCCGGATTTATTGATATGCCAGCCTACATTGCCGGTCCCGTCCCAGTTGCTGGACTGGATGTAATTCCCGATCTTGCCGTTGTCGATGGAACCGTCCTGGATGAACACCGAACGCATAAACATCTGGCCGCCGGTCGAAGCAAACACCAGCTCCTGCCCGTTCGTCGTCGGGTTATACACCGCGAACGTATCGGCAGAAATCAGGAAGTTTGAGGCTCCTGCACCGTCAATGCCCAGTTGAATACCCGCGATGCGTTTGACACCGTTCGCTTCCACCTGGACTTTAACGCCCCACTGCGCGTTCAGCTTACCGTTGATGTCAGCAACAGCCTGGCTGGTCGTCTGGACGTTAGCGTTGGTTTGACCAATCGACGCAGTCACCTGCTGAATGCTGGTCGCGGTAGCGCTCCCCAGATCCGTTACGGCTTTATCAATGCGGGTGATGGCGGCGGCGTTGGTCTGGCCGTTTTGCTCAACCGTGGCCTTAAGCGTCGTAACCTGCTCAGCTACAGCGCTTGTGGCATCCGCGGCGGTCTTCCGGGTCTCGGTGATCTCGGCCATCGTTTTCGTTTCGCCAACGGCAAACGTGACGCGCTGATCAGAGAACGCCATGAAGTTGGCGAGAGCGTTACTGACACTACCAACAATACCGGCGTCGCGGCTGGCAGTGTTACCGTCCACATCCACTTTCAGGCTGTCGATACGACGCCCCAGCGCACTGTCTGCATCCGTACGGGCCGTGGTTTCCGTGCTGATGTCCGCCGTGTTCTGGTCGGTAGTAGCCTTGACCGCAGCCAGCGCGGTAGTCTGCGCTTTGTTGTTATCAGCGACGGCTTTATCGATGCGCGTGATATCGCCGGTATTTTTCCCGACGGTGGTCTGCAGGCCCGACAGCGTGGTGGCCTGCGCCTCCTGCTCAGTCGTCAGCGTTGCCAACTCCTGCGTCACGGTGGCTTTGTTGGCGTTAACGGTCGCTTCCAGCGCCGTCCTAGCTGTCACCTCCGCTTCCTGCGCCGTGATGCGCGCCTGGCGTTCGGTGTAGAGCAAGCCCGAGGACAGCTTCGACGGGTCATCACCGGTATAGCCGCCCCGGATCTGCGTCGCCAGCGTCTCGCGCGCTGTGGCTTCCGCCTGGTCGCCCTGGACACGGGCTGTTGTTTCCTGCTGCAGCGCCGCCATCCCTGCGCCGGGCGTTGGCCGTCCTACCGCTACCCAGTCCACTTCAATAAAATCAGACGCGGTCGGCGCCACGCTGCTGAGAATACGGAACTGTTTTACGTCAGCGCCCCAGGCAATATCGGCAATCTCAACCGTGGAAACGCCACTGGCATCGTACGTTGGTGTGGCGATATCGACGGAATGCGGGAAGCCGGTTTCTGCTCCCTCGCGCCACTGGAGTTTGAACGAGGCATTCGACTGAGTGCCCGTTTTGCGGATGCGCAGCTTAACGAAGCGGTAGGTAGTACCGCTGATCGCAACAGCGGGTGAGACCAGCGCTGTGTCCGAGCTTTTAATCCAGCCAGCGTTAAACACTGGATTAGTGCCCGCCCCCGTTTTCCAGCCATCAGCACTGGTATCGAAATACCAGATTTTGAGTGGATCAAACTGAGTGCCGGTACCCGCCGAAATCTGCGCCATCTGCTGCGCCAGTGACTCGGTGGTGGTCTGGATCGTCTGATTGACGTTGCTGATATCCGCAAGCCGCTCGTTCTTCTCGGTCAGCAGCGCCTGGCCGCGTGCCGCAGCCTCGTCTGTGATGGCTTTCTTACGGTCCGTGACCTCCTGTGCCAGGCCTGCTTTGGTTGCCGCCGAATCTGTCGTAACTTTGCTGATGTCGTCGCGCGCTGACTGAATATCGTCGCTGAGATCGGTGATATCCGAGGTGAGTTCCTTATACGCGTCGGTCTGTTTGATCTGGTTGTCGATATCCACCAGGTAATCAGCCGCAACCGAGCTGCTGCTGCCCTGAATAAAGTCAGTCCATGCCGACTTATTGCCGGTGCGATCGACAAGTCGCGCGCGGTACCAGAATCCTACCCCCGCTTTCAGGCCCAGTTGCTGATACACATGCTGCGGATAGGGTACCCCGGCCAGCAGAAGCGGATTTGTGCCGGTCGATGCAGTGGAATACTGGATCTCCGTCTGTAAGGTATCGCCGGTACCAGCCGGGAAATCCCAGTCCAGCTGTACGCCCCAGAGCAACGGCGTGGTACGGAAATTGGCGGGCTTTGGCACATCACCGGCCCGGCCCTTGAGATGCGTCAGCACTGAGGTGGCCCACAGGCTGGATGCGCCGCCAGCGTTAATCGCCCTGACCCGCACCAGGTAATCACCTTCGTAGATCCCCGGCACTTCGATATTGCGCAGCCCGGTTTGCGGTACGTTAACCCACTCACTGTCACCCCGGCGCCACTGTGCCTGGTAGGCGATCACGTCTGCCTGAGGTTTCCCGGCTTTATCCAGCGGAGCATCCCAGGAGGCCGTCAGCGTGGCAATGCGCTGCCCCTGTCTCACTGAGTCGTAGCTCGATACCACGACGTTTCCGGGCTGAGAAACAACACCAGTAGGAATCAGGCTGACAGGCGGGATGTCCAGGCGCGCATTGTTATCGACAGCGTCATATTTCGAGGCGTTGTATTCCGCACCCGTAATGGTGTAGGTGTTCTCCTCGTCGTTGAATGTCAGGTTCATCACACGGAAATACTGCAGGCGCAGCTGTCCGGCATCGATAACGAAAACGGCATCTGGCGCTGGCGCAGAGGAAAAAGCTGTGGCCACGATTAACTGCGTGCCGTTGACCGCCTGAATGACCCGGTTTTCCACAATGCCGCCCTGTGTGCGGATCATCAGCGTGTCGCCCGGGACGGCGCTGGTCCCGCGATCGGTTGTAACGGCTTTAAGCCCGGCGTTGTAACTCACAACGCGCCCACCATACACTCGCCCGGAAAAGCGTTCATCCGCAAAAGCGAACACGGTGCCGGGAACATAGGCAAAGCCATCCAGCCCGGTTTGCAGCGTGATCAGGCGATCGAGATAGTTGGAGTACACCGCCCACCCGCCGCGACGCTGCGCCTCACTCTCTCGCGTACAGCCAATGGCAGTCAGCTGCGTCTGCTTGAATTTGAACTGCTTAACCAGGTCAGGAAACATCACCGCAGTGGTGCGATCCTGGTAGTGGTTATCCGGGTCGCTGAAGTTAATTAGCGCAGAACTGTAGCGGTTCTTCTCGCTGCCGCTGGAATAGTTCGGCTTTCCGACGACCGAGGCGCGAGTGAGGATCTGCAGCTTCGTCGTGTCCGCTGGCATGTCCGAGACAACATTGAACATGTTGTTGCCCCAGAACGTCATACCGTTGAAGCCAGCGGCGATATCCTTTATCACCTGCCAGGCGTCGGCCTGCGACTGGATATAGACGTCAAACAGGAAGCGCGGCTCGGTACCGGTGCCGCCCTTACCATCGGGCACCTTCTGGTCACAGCGCTGGGCTATGCGGTACAGCTCCCACTTATCCAGCATGGCTGCCGTTACCCGACGACCCAGGCCAAAGCGCGGCTCCGTGAGTACATCGAACCAGATCCACGCCGGGTTATTCGACCAGCCCCATTTGAATGTCCCGTCCCAGGTGCCGTTATAAACCCGGCTAACCGGATCATAGTTCTGCGGGATGCGGATAATCCGTCCTTTCGGCTTGCAGGATATCTTCGGGATGTTGTTGAAGGATTTTGCGTTGAACGACACATACAGCAGCGCGGTATGCGGATAGCGCAGGCGCGCGTCGATCACCTCCGTGATTGCCTGCACCTGTGTCTTGTTCTGTAGCATCTGGCTGGTGCTGTCTGCGGTATCGCGAACCACGCGGATCTGCCAGCCGGTGTTAGCCTTGGGCAGATTGATGCGGTGGGTCAGCTCGTACAGAGAACTGAGCTTTTCCGTTACCGTTTTGGTGAGCACAGTGCTGTATGCACCGCCATCTACAGCCACATCGATGTGATAGGTGACGGAAGTGCCGACGATATCGCCATCATTCTCCTGCTGCTGAAGACCGGTAATGCCGATACGCACCAGCACTGCGTCAATCTGGGTATTACTGATGGCCCGGGTCCAGGGAGTGACCTTCGTCAGCGACACGCCAATGCTGGTCTCGTTCTCCACGGCTGGGAACCCGGGGATCGGCGACTGCGTCTGCGTGCCCGGACGAAAGTCCCAGGAGACATTCTCGAAGTTCATCGAGCCGTCAGCGTTGCCCAGTGGCGTACCGTCAAGGAAGATCCGGGTAGCATCCAGCCCACCAGCAAACTCACCTTCACCGAGCGCCAGCAGCATACGGCAGCGCGCCATCGACTGCGCTGAATCAGGCTGTTCTACAGGCGTGTGCTGCTTCTGGCTTCCGCCCTTTGCACCAGTAATCGTTGCCATATTGCGTCCATAAAAAAAGCACCCGATTGGGTGCTTGATAAATTCGTCTTACCCGTTAATCCCGGGTCCATTCAATCGGTGCCAGTCCTTATGGCATTGAGGGCATAGCCAGCGAACCTTTAATTGGTGCGCATAATCATCGTGATGTCCATGTAATATTCCGCTTACACCGCACACCTCGCAATGATTTGAGCGGGCTATGGTGCCGTCACGAATTGCGGCTCTGAGCGCTTGATGAGCCTTCGCCTTTGCCGGGTTGTTGAAATAATGCTTGAGTGTTGCCTTGGCGATCACTGCCTTACCAGAAGGGCTGGCGCGATATTTTCTTTTCGCCTCTTGGTTGCTTGGTAGCCGGGAAAGCTCTCTCGCCCTCTCAAGATTTGCATCATGTAAAAGCGGGTTGCCTCGCCGCACACGATCACTTAGCGCCTTCTTTTCTTTGACATCTTCACGAGAATTATAGATTCGCATGTAGGCAATTCTCGAATCTGTTTTATTAAACTCACGCGCTTTTTCATTCAGGCGTTCTCTCACTTCAGGGCGGGAATAATATTCTTCATTCCACTTCTTCCTTGCATCGCCTTTCAAAAAGCGCTGGCGCCTTGCCAAGCCTTTTTCGCTATGATCCTTTCTGTGCTGATTTGCCTTTCCCTTTTCCGTCGATGCAAATTTTTTCTGGGCTTTTTTGACAACAGCCTGACCAGCCTCGGTTTGCTGGTATCGCTTTATCCCCTCGTTTCTGCATAACTTACAGCTGCCTTCAACGCCATATTTTCCAGAGGATTTCTTATAAAATTCGGAGATTGGTTTTTCTACACTACATTTAGTGCATTTTTTGGATTGCATAAAACCTCACAGTAGGCTTTCACAGATGATAGGGCGCGGCAGCGGGGTCTGTGTTCCCCGTTTTCGACTGGCCGGTCTAGCCGCGCAACTCAATGATATCAAATATCCTCACTAATCACACCGGCTGATATGATAGCGCCGCCAATTTCTCGCTCGCCATACAGCAGCGCGACCGGGTTGCCCATCGCCAGGGTGTTCACTGCGCCGCCGAAGGCATAGCTGGGCTTATTGTCAGGGTCATCACGCCCCTGAAGGCCTTTGGGCTGCGGCGAGAGCATCTGGTAGATACCGCCGGCCATCATACTGACACCACCGATGATTAACGAAGGTGCGAATCCCTGTGCGCCTGGTATAAATGAGGCAACCACCCCAGCAACCACCATCACTGCCCCCAGGATCGTCTGGAACATGCCCGCCTTTTTCGCCCCCTCCATCACAGGCGCGATGCGGATATCACTGTCACCACCCAGTTCCTTGAAATCCTGTTCTCCGATGTTGCGTTTGCCACGAAACACCGCGAAGGTCATGCCGTTTTTTTTGGCATTCATGAGAAAGCTTTCCAGCCCGTCCAGGTTGATGCACAGCGCCTTCACCGCTTCCGCTGACGTCTGCACCGCCAGCCGGTGAACGCGGCCAAAACGGACACCCAGCGCGCCATACAATCGAATCGTGGTTAAGCGCGCCATGGCTTAATCTCCTGCGGCAGGTCTTTGTGCCGAACGCAGATCATCGTCCGGTCTTTAAAATATCCACGGGCATAAGGTGTGATACAGGATGGCTGGCCGTACAGGTGGTGCAGCAGCTCGCCCTCTTCGGTGATGATCCCCGCATGGTTCCACTTGTCCGACTCGACCTGCATGATGACCATGCAACCGGGCGCGGGGTCGCATTCGACAAATCCCTCGCGCTCCCAGTTATCGAAATAGAGGTTGTCCGGGTACTGGCTTTCCCACCACGGATAATCTACGCGGAAATCGTTCAGCGTGACGCCCTGGGTGGTGTGCCAGTCCATGACCAGCCCCCAGCAGTCGTGCGAGCCAAGGAGGAACGGGCGGCCAATCAGCGGGATCGAATCAGGGGTGATCTCTGCGTATTCATCGCAGTCCGGCGCGTAAATGCCCCAGACTACACCGGAGTTATTGCACTGCTGGCGATCGAGGTCAGACGGAATAGGTCGTGCGCCATCGCCCGGGTGGGAGTGAATAACGCGAACAATGGTTCCGGCATCCTCGGCGTTCGCCCAGTGCTCACCGTCTATTCTGAAATGCTCGGTTGGGTTTTCGTGACTGTTCGGCACCGGGATATAGCGCTGGCGCCGTCCTGACTGAATGACGAAGCCGCAGCACTCGCGTGGGGATTCCTCCAGCGCATGCGCCCGGATCGCCGTCATAATGGTTTTGTTCATGGGTATATCCGGTTATCGGGTGAAGAGAACTGTCGCCGGGTAGCCGCCGAAATCAAGAACAGCAGTGTTCGGTTCTGCCAGCCCTGCGCCGAAACGCTTGCGGCAATCACTGAGGCAACCCCCGCATACATCAAACGCCGGGTCCGCTACCGCATTACCCTTCGCATCGAAATATGCCATGCCGTTGTAGGTGCAGCCGTCACCGCTGCGGTATTGTCCGCGCAGTGCCCATTCGCATAGCGAGGTGATCTGCCGGGTTGGTATGACCAGGTTCTGCAGGTCTGCCGGGCTGCTGAGCGACCAGGACACCACCTCGTCATCTTCAGAGGTTTTGGTGTCCAGCCAGAAGGTCTGCAAGGAGAACATCGTCGGGTCTGCTGTCGGATTAACACCGCCCGGGAAGTTCACCGCATCCAGGTAAACCGCGTAGGTGTCGATGATGCTCACCTTTGCATTCACCATGTCTTTAAACTGGAGACACAGCGCTGTGATATGGCCGTCGAGGTTAGATACGCTGAGCTTTGGCTCGGCGGCCTGATCGGTTGAAAGCGCCAGGTCGGCAATCTGAAAAGGCCAGAACTCGTATGCGTTGCCATCCCAGATGATAGGCTTCGGCCCCAGCCTGGCCTCGTCGCCGTTCGCCGCGTCAATCTCGGCAGGCGTATGGGGAAACGGACTGTAGTGAAAGCGGTGGATCCCGCCGCTGAACTCTGAGGCATCCACTTCGACCAGGCGGACCCTGCCACCTGGTGCCAGCTTCGCCGCCTGATCAACAAGTGCCATTATGCGTATACCCCGTAGGCCCGTTTGATAGTGAACGTCAGCTCAGCGAATTTGCTGCTAATCTGGTTTTTGCGAACAGAGTCGGCGACAACGCGATACATCCCCTTCTCTTCGCCCGGCGGCGTAATGATGAAGGCCTTCACGGTGTGAGCCAGGAGGAAATCGCGCACTGCGTTTACCTCTGTCTCAGTGCCGGTATGTTTCATCGGCACCTGGATCGCTGTGGAGTTGATGCCGTTCTCGGCAACCTGCTCATAGCCATCGCCAAACTGCGCCGCACGCACCGCCTTGCCATATTCAATGGGGCCAGCGCCGAGCTGCGAGCGCCAGCTGTAAGTTTCGACTGCCATGTTTGCTCCATAAAAAAAGCCCCGCATTAGCGAGGCTCGGTGTCGGTTGAAAGCCCTGGATAGGGCCTGATTTGTTATAAAAGTTCGTATTTATTAACTGCGGCACTAAATGATGCTTTGATCATATCAATCTGATTTATGCTCATTGTAGGGTCAATAACTGAAAGATATTTGCTATACGCGTCAATTAAGGCTGTTTTTTCTTCGTCGCTTGATGCTTTTTCTTTTAACGCAGCAAAAGGAGTCGCTGACATTCTTTTCAAATCTGCCGAAGAATTAAGCAGGCAAGAATTAAGAGTCTCGTCGTTATATTTTACTGACAACCCTCTAGCTTTATTTCTAAGGATCGATGTTAAATCAGCCGTCTGCCGCATGAAGTTAATCATGTCTTGCTTAGCCCACGCTTTAGAAGTGTCATAGCTTTTCGAAAGCAATGGGCATGTGAAGGCAGGATTATCTGATGAAGTCTCCTCCAATGTGACTGCTCCACCAGTATTGGTAGTATTAATGCGGACGTAACTACTCACGCCACTCAAGACCGGCAGAGTTAATGTCGTTTTCATCGGGGCACCAATAGGGCATTCGAAGGTGCCCTGAATTTTTGCATCCCCCTGAGGTAAATTAAGCGTTACTTTCTCGCCAGCCCCTAAGCTTGCACCTTTGATTCCATTGATACTGATTAGGTAATCACACCCGGAACCAATAAATCCAGAATCACGTATGAACGTCACTTCTGCCCCGCCATTTATCGGGGTTTTATAGGCAAATTGCTTTTCAGCTTTTACCTGCTCTGCCTTTCCTACATTAACTGGTGTATTTGAACATCCAACCAAACCAATTAGCCCCAAAATCAGTATTGCTCGCTTCACTATCATCCCCTTGATTAGAATGGTTTGTTCCATGATAACCAGGGGTGAAAGTAAAGACTACCGGCCTTTGGTGAAGTTGTAGATCATGCCACCAGGCTTAAGGTGTTTTTGAACCACCTGCAGAGCGGCGTACTGCATCTCATCGGCAAGCGCGCGCCCCATGGCGTCGCCAGAACTGGACGTATGGGCTGTTGCTGAGCCACCAGCATCGACATTCACGGTAGTATTAAACACCGGGGCAACACCACCGCCACCCTGCGCTCTAACGCCTAACCGTCCAGCTGAGTCACGTGTCAGCGGCATGATGGCTTCGGCTCCTGCTTCAGCGAATACCCCGCCTTTGGCAAATTTCGACGCCCCCTGGAAGGTGAAATACTGAGGTGAATCGTAGACGCCATTAACGTACTTGCTGAGGCCCGGCGATTCATAGACTCCGCCTTTAGCGTTGAACGTTACGCCTGCAGCAGCGTTTGCATACGCTCCGCCTGGTGTAGCGCCGCCACCAGAGCCACCACTAATCCAGCCCATTGCGGCCTGCACTGCGTAGGCAACCATAAGGCGGTTCGTCACGTCCAGGATCATCTTGAGCATCGACTTGCCAAACTCTTTAACCGATGCTTTACCGGTCGTCATTAGTTCGGTAAGCATGTCGCTCAGACCTGTTAGCGTTGAGCTGGCAACATTCTTCACGGCATCGTATGTATTCGTGGCGGCGTCCAGATACTCATTCCAGCCGCTTACGGCACCAGATTTCCAATCACCGCGTAGCTTATCCTCTTCAGCATAATAATTCCGAAGCGCTGCCAACTCTTTTTCATAACCAGCATCTTCAAGCTTTCCACCACCATTTAACCACCCCTGTCGGAGCTGCGCCTCCTCATTCATTCGCTGAGCCATTCGGCTGCTCAAGCCGGACCCGCTTCGAAGGGCTGCTGTCTTCTCAGCCATCTGAGTGGCGTATTTGTTTGCCTGCTGCGCCAGGCCATTAATCTTTTGCTGGGCCTCAACCTCCTTGTTTTTCTGATCCACAACCTTAGCAGCGTTGAGGATGGCCTCCCGACTTGAGAGAAGAGATTTCTCCTGTGCGCTCAGAGCGCGAGACTTAGCAGCCTCGTCCAATTCGGCAAAATGCGATTGCTGTTTGCTGAATTCGGTGTTTTTGGCGTGAAGATCGCCGGTCTGGCGCAGGGTTTCGAGCGTTTCAGTTAGGGTTCTGGCCTGGGCGCGGTAGTTCTCCAGGGTGCGATCGCCAGCATCCAGCGTGGCTCTTGCCTCTTTGGTCTTTTTGATAGAGTCCTGGGTAAGTTTCGAGACTGCGTCTCTCGATTCGCGACTTGTACCCCCTTCACCCTTGACCGAGGTTCCTCGCGCTTCAGCCTCGTAATTAGCTTGCGCGTTTGGTGCGGAGATCCGTTTCCAGAGTTCATTGTAGCGTTTTTTATTGGCTTCGATTTCTTTGTCAGCTTCAGCCCCAGCCTTTTTCATCGCCTCGACATCCATGCCGAGGAAATTTGCCAGCGCACCACCACCAGGAATTTTTTCAGCCCATCCGGCAACTGTTCCGGTGAATTTAGCGTCAAGCGAGGTGAGATTCAGAAACAAATCATTGATGGATGCTTTCAGCAATTTGAAGATATCAATGATTTGATTGCCCCAGGCCCGAACTGTAATCCCGATTTGGCCGAAAATGTCGGAAGTGGAGGCTTTTAGCCCGTTCCACGCTTGCCCGATATTATCGGTGGCCTCAACAATTTTATTGCTACGGTCCTCCATGGTGCTGGCAAACAACGTTATCGCTTCGTTTGCAGCTGCTGTTTTGCCCTTGGTTTTTTCAAGGGTGATGATGTGCTTCATCATAGCTTCATCAACAAAGCCATATTGTTGATTAAGGCTTGCCAGCGCCTTAATAGGATCGCTTGCCAGCCGTGAAAAGTCCGCCAGCGCAGCCTTCGTATCTAGGCCAGCATCGCCCATAGCCATAATGGATTTGGCGATTTTAGTCATCTGGTCGGCGGTATACTTCCCGGTGTCATTAAGTTGTACCAGGGTATCAACAGAATCAGCCAGGGACGCGCCAGCATTTTCTGCAACATCTTTTGCTGCATCATTCAATTGCTGCATTGATGAGAAGCCAGCCCCTCCCATCAAAATGAGCGATCTGGCAACATTGTCGAACTGCTGGGATGAGCTGTATGCAGCTCCCGCCAGAACAGCCAGAACAGCTACAGAACCCGCAATAGCAAGGTTAAAGGTATTTAGCAGGCCACCCGCCCGCCCAAGTTTCTCCGCTGCCTCACTCGTGTTATTAAGACCTTCAGCAGCATCGCTGATGCTTGTTGCCGATTCAGAGGTCTCTCTGCTTTCTTCGTTGAAGCCAAACAACGCATCCCTCAGAGCCTGGAGCATTGGGCCAAGGCCCCCGAAGGAATCCTTAATCTGCCCACCCTGCTGTAGCAGGATCAGGAATGGGGATTGTCCACCTGCCAGTTGAGTTGCAATGTCAGTAAGCTGAGCTGGCAACATGCCAATTGCTGCACTGTACTGCCCCACAGAAATCCCAGCGCGGCGTGCAGCGGTCTCCTGTCGGGATAGCGCCTCAGGCAGCGCGTCAGCCACCCCAGAGAGCCGTTCACGCGTCTGGTTGAGGATGGTGTTGAAATGCTCGAACTGGGTGCCGTTAATGCGCCCCGCTTCGAAGTGTGCCACCAGTTGCGCATGCTGCTCGTCCAGCGAGTTGAATGCGCGGATCGTCGGGTCGATTGAACCCAGCAGGTTCTTCAGCGCGGCTGATTGCTTCTCTGCCGCCTGAGTGGCCGCGAGTTCTGCCTGGGCGCGTGCAGCTGCTTCGCCGGTATCCGTAAGCTTAAGCCGGGTATCGTCCAGAATTTTTTGATAATGAGTGAACTCGTCAGTATCGAGTAAACCCTTGCTATGAATCGACCGCAGTTTTTGCTGCTGGTCATCAAGCTTACCTAGGGCCGCAAGGGTCGGATCAATACTCTCAAGCAGCCCCTTAAAAGATTTTTGCTGTTCCCAAAGTGCAGCCGCACTCTGCTTTCCAGCATCTGCACCAGCGCGGAACACGCTATTCAGGTCATCTGCTTTGCCGACGGCACCAGCCGCGGCTTCACCGAGTTTATCCAGCTCATTGCTGGCAGTTTTCAGGTCAGAAACATCGGCCCGCAAAGTAATCGAGGCGATCTGGTCTGTCATTATTTCGTCTCCTTATGCATTACTTTGAGAGCCTCGCTTTCCATAATCTGAAGGTCAGCCATGCAGGCCGCCGCATCATCAACCCCGTGTAACTCAAACACCCAGGGGAGAACGTTGTAATCAAGGCCGGTCGCCCCGCCCGCACCGACGCGCCATTGAGTCGCCAGTGCAGAGAAGATGGTGAATGATTTCCATACCGATGGCAGGATCCCCACCTCTTCCTCCACGTCCTCAGGCGTCAAACCAAAAGCGGCTAACTCCGCGAGAGTCGGTCCTGGCGTGTACAACGCTGCGGCGACCTGCCTCAGTTTTTTTCGCGGATACCCATCAGCTCTTTGGTATAGGCCAGGCCGATGTTGTCGAACGCGCGCGGGTAGTTTTGCAGGAGGACCACCACGTTATCGCGGTTGAACTCGTCAGGCAGTGCCCAGCCATCAACGATCTCCATCAGGTAATCAGCCTGTGGCTCGATAAGGGACTTTTTGCCTTCGGCGCCTTTGCGCAGCTTCTCATCCATGGCGTGCAGCTCTTCGAGCGTCTTATGGCGGAAGGTAAAGGTCAGCTTGCCGTCTTCAGCACCGGCGCGCGGAATGCTGGCAGTGGCGGGAAAGGTCGGGTTTGGGATCAGGGTGAACTGGGTCATTTCGGTTCCTTAGAAAAAAGAAACCCGCCGGAGCGGGTTAAATAATCGAGCGAGGATTTATTTCTTAACGGTTGTGCAGCAGGCCGCCTGGCTTCATCGCATTGCGGATAGCATCGTTTACAACATCCTCAACAGCTTCACGCATTTCGTCTGAGAGACGGAGTTTGGTTGCATTTGCGCTGCTGGCGATGGCGATACCAGCTTTTTTGATCTCCCAGCCAGTGCTTACCTGCTGCTCAGGTAACGATGCTGTTTTTTGATTATCCATAGTTGTTTCCTTTTAGGTGCGAGCCTGTCGCATGGCACCGCCGCACGAAAGAAACGGCATTGCCCAGGCTCGCTACTGAAAGACTTTCGATTTAGTGCGCATGCGACGCGCATAAAAAAGCCCGGCGAGCCGGGCCAGAGTGGTTAGCTGACCGTGACGACACACGCGCCAGAGGTGATGGTCTTGCCCGCGGCGTCGGTGACTTCGCAGGTGTAAGAGCCAGCATCGCCGGATGCCACAGACGGGATGTTGAGCGTCGAGGCCGTTTTGCCCGGGATAGCAGTACCGCCTTTCTTCCACACGTACGTGTAAGGCGCGGAACCGCCCTGCATGACCACCGCTAGATCCAGCGCAGAACCAGAAGCGACCGATTTGGTTGCAGGCAGGTCAGTCAGGAAGGCCAGCGGCATAGCGGAGGAGTCGGCGATCGGGTAAATCTGCATATCCGATTCGAAGTTCATGCGCGCTTCGTTGCTTTCCACGGCGTTGATTTCGGTACGTGGCACGCGCTGGAACGAAACTTTGGCAGAGTAGTAACGATCCGCTTTCCCGCGAGGGTTGTGGAACCAGACCGCCGTGGTGTCGCTGGAGTCGTCCAGGTCGATGAGGCGCTTGTAAATCGCCAGCTGCGGGTCGTGGGCGAACGTATAGACCTGAACCACGGCGTTTTTAAACGTCGGGATGGTACGGGCCTTATCATCTTCCAGGAACTGGACACTGATGGTCTGCTGGTCGCCGCCTTCGGTAGAGAGCGTCATGACCTGAGGCATGGTGATCCACGAGTCGATTTTGCGCAGTGTGCCTGCGCCGGTGCCCGCCGGGAATTTCTTGGTATCGGTGGTATCAAACGCTTCCAGCACAATTTTGGTGCCGGTCACCGATTTGACGCGCAGCACCATGTTATCGAGTTTGAGCCAGCCAGAGCTTACCTGGACGACATCGCCCGCAATGATCCCGGCAGCGGAGGCAACGGTCAGTTCGCATTCCGTCGCGTTGGAGGCTGCTGTGAAGACAATCGGCGCAAGATAGGCCTTGGCCACGTTCACACGTGACCCGTTAGGGATTGCGAATGCCATTGCATTCTCCTGAATTGAGGAAACAAAAAACCCGCCGGTTGGCGGGTCAGTAATCAGCGCGGTACTGCATGCTGACGGGAGTGGTGTAAGTGATGGAGCCGCTACTGCCGTTTGGTGCTGATGTCGGGCGATCCTGTATCGGTGGACGTACCTGCGGTGGCCCGTTGATGTAAACCGTCAAATCCCCGTCCACCAGCGGCAGTCCTTCGGGGAAGGCATCTGCGACAGACGTTGCCAGCCCCCTGGCCTGCGTCACGCCGCTGCCTGCTGGGGCAATGATGTTGAGCTGGAGAATGCCCTGGTACGTACGCAGATGGCCTTCCAGATCCTGCCCGACGGTCTGCGCAGGCAGGATGTAAACGCGCCCGTATGGCGCATTATCCGGGGGAGTAAACGCGATATTCGGCCAGGCCACCGGCAGGCCAAGTGACGAGCAGATAACCGCAACACGGCTCTCCAGCAGGCCAGCGATACGCATTGACTGGTCACTGGCCATTGCGCACCTCGCTCATTGCCTCACGGAACATTTGTGCGGCATCCAGCGCAGTGATACCCACCATGCCGCCGGGCGCCTGACCAGAGTGCCCGTTCTCAAGCGCTGCCGCATAAGGCAGATTATTGGTGAAGTAAATCGAGCTGACCTGGCCCACCCTGAACACCTCGAGCACCGCCATGCCACGGGAGTTTGAACCCTGGCCGGAAGCGTCCGGTGTATCGTTGGACTGAGTAGGCTGGCTGTCGAAACCCACATACCAGTTGTTTTTGAAGCGCCCGCCGACATAGCCCTCAGGCTTTTTGATGTCCATCGAGTCATTTACGCGCAGACCACGCTTAAGCCGTCCCGATTTTGTCAGGTTGGCAGGATCATCGCGAAGGGCCGCGTTATGCTCCCGCACCGCAGTGTTGTACGCCGTCGCGGTCTGGTTGACCTGCCAGATATCCGGCTGGCCCACCGGGGACATCTCAACCAGTTGAGCGAGGATTTTAATGCCCGTCCGGCGCACTACCTGATCCATCTCCTGCTTCGAACTATCCACAAATAACTGAATGGCAGTTAGGAACGACTGATTAACAGAGCTGGCCATATTCACGCCCTCAGCTGGATGTTGTAGGAGATGAGTACATCGGCAGGCTTAACCGGATTAGGCTGCACCACCCGCCATGCTTTGCCGTCGATCTCGATGCGGTCATCAATACGCACTTCCGTTTCGGCTGTGGCCGCCAGCTTTTTATCGCCAGTAGCAATCAGGGAGCCATCTATTTCACGAGAGGAGTATTCAGTGACAACGCCAGTGACGGTCGCAGTAATAGCCGGGGTGGTTACCTCTTTGCCGGACTGATCGCGGGTAGTGCCGCCACCGCAGGTAAGCGGATAAGCTTTCCCGTTCTCGGTCAGCAGTCGCGTTGCGGTGTTTCGCATACGCCGGTAGTCGACTGGCATATCACCCCCTTTCGATGCGGATCTGATTGCCGCCCACCACCAGCCCACGCAACGAGGAGTAGAGCCAGGGGAATGACGGTGCCGCCTTATTCGTACCTGGTTCGTACTGGACCGTGACTGCGCCCTCTACGCGCTCCATCGTTACCGCACCACCACCAGCGACCGACGGCGTGAGATCAATCTCCTGCGATTCGAGAGCCAGGCGGCACTGCGCATCAACCAGGCGCTGTGGGATGGTGTCATCTGGCAGGTTAACGCCGTCGAAGCGCACGCCCGCACGCGGCCACGACAGCGGCTGTGATGCACTGGAGCGCTCGCCGCGCCATGTCTTGCCTTCCAGATAGTCCATTGCCTGCATCAGCATCTGGCTACATTCGCCATCATCCGTGGGAACGGCATATCCGCGCCCCGCCGCGAACGTGCGCAGGTCAATAACGCTGGCGTAGCTGTTGAAGTCAGGCGAATGAGGATCGGCAACCAGCATGGTTAGTCCTCCAGACGCCAGTCCAGCGCCAGCCAGTTATCCACCTCGTCAGGGTGAACCTCAGCGCTCAGCGGGCCGCCGGGGAATTCAGGCTCATCGCGCACCATCACCACAAGCTCAACACCCTGCTGGTCCTGCTGGTCCTGCTGGTCCTGCTGGTCCTGCTGGTCCTGCTGGTCCTGCTGGTCCTGCTGGTCCTGCTGGTCCTGCTGGTCCTGCTGGTCCTGCTGGGCAGGAGTTTGTTCAGCGCCATTCTGCGCGGCAAGCTTTTCAGCCTCACGCTGTGCGCGCTGCTCTTTGGTCAATCCGGCCATTGGGCCTCCTGAATAACAAAGGGGCCGAAGCCCCAGCGGTTAGCCCATAATGATGGCGGAATGACGTGGCGCCACGGCCGCAACACCCCATGCCAGACCGACCTCATAACGCACCTGGCGGTACTGGCGGTACAGTGCAACCTGGAAGGTGATGCCTGATTTCGGGTCGGTCACATTCATCACGTCGTCGGCAGTATCCCCACCTTCCGGCATTGCCGGGGTGCGACTGGCCAGCAGGAACGCTCCACGATCAAACGCCATGTTCGGAGCAAATTCACTGAGCACAGTGATAGCGGTTTGGTCAGCCAGATCCTGACGCAAGCCAGGCGAGCTGATGGTGATGCTTGATGAGGTGGCTGCCACAACAAGATACTGGTTATCGTCACCGTCGAACTTCACCGCGGTACCAACAGCGATGCCGCCAGTACCGGCTGAGATAGCTACAATGATGTCGCCAGCCTTCTTAGCGCCGTTAACCTTGTACCCCGCAGCATTGCTCTTCGCAGTGCGCTTGATGCTGAAGGACTCATGGAGATTGAACCCCATGATTTTACCGATGACACCTTCACGCAGCAGTTGGTCCGTGCCAGCTTCGTTCGTCTTGAACAATACCGATTGCTTGCCGCGAATAGATGCCATCGCTTCACCGCCCAGCACCATGCGCAAGTCAGTGGTTGGTGCGCCGTTGTCGGTCAGAATCTGACGTGCCAGCGCTGCATCGGACAAATCGTCTTTGATGCTGAATGGCGTGTCTTTCGGTGCGCCGACAGCACGAGATGAGTTGTAAAACAGAGCAGCAAGATCTGCGTCCACTTCGTTGGCCAGTGCACGGAATGCCTGCTGGAACTGTGCAGCCAGAATGGTGTTATAGGTACCTGCCGGGCCGAGTGCCAGTTGCTCTTCACCACTCCATTTGACCGGGGCCATTTTGGATTTGGTGATGGTGACATCCACGCCGGTAATAGTCTGCTCACCGGTATTGAGTGCGGAAGGTCCTGGCACGATATCTTCGGTCTTGGTTGGCGGCGCAACAGGTGCGCGCACAATCTGGTCTTTAGCGGCTGCATCTGCCTTAGCATTACGTGACACGGCAGGGATAAAGCCGGTTTGTTCGCGGGATACTACGTCCAGCGCGGTATAGATGGTCGGGATCAGACCAGTAAGGGTATTACCTGCCATTTATGGCTCCTTTCGATTTAATCAACGATGCTGACGCCGTCTTTCAGCGCTGACTGTTTGCCAGCGATATCCAGGGAATCAAACGCATCGCGTTTCATGGTTTTCTGCCCGGCCTGATGCTGCGACTGGTGAGAGCCACCGCCGCTGTTGCCGGACGCTTTGAGGATGTAGTCTTTCTGCGGATGCAACTCGACCAGAGATTCCAGCGCTTCATCGAAGCCAGCCAGTTCGCCGGGCTTGGTGCGGGAGAACACCTTGTTGCCCTGCCCGTCGTAGGCCACGACCTTGCCGTCTTCGATTTTGAAGTTCTGCCCGAAGTGGGAACGCACGAACTCAGCCGGGATCGCCATCTTCTCGGTGATGAATTTCGAACCACCGAAGCGGCCGCCGATCATCTCGTCGTAGAGCTGGGTTTCGAGCTGTTTGGTCTTGCCGTTCGCTTCGTCCAGCTGCTGCTGGAATACCTTGGTAATCTCGGCCTTCACCTGGTCAACGGCGCCAGCGTCGATCAGCTTCTTCTGGTCGATTTTGGTCATCATTTCCAGGGCCTCAAGCGCCTTGGTCGGGTCGGAGATGCCAGCGAATTTCGCGAGACTGGCTTCCGCCGCCTCCTTAGCTTCGCGGTGAGTTTTAGCTTCACCATTCAGGGAGGTGATTTTGGTCATCGCTGCGGCTGCATCGAACGGGAACTCTTTGCCGTCATCATGGACGTACACAGGCATACCGTTTTCAACAACCACATTTCCGTTAGCATCGAGTTTGAGTTTCATTGTTTTGCTCCAGCCTTCCGGCCATTGGTTGTGGGTCATCCGACCCGGTCACCGCGTCGCATCCGCTCAGCGGCAGGCATAAAAAAAGCTGCCCGGAGGCAGCCTTGATGTTGATTAGGGTTGTGTTATTCAAACGCCGAAGCATCCACGCGGCGCAGTTCGTCCAGGGTCAGGAACTCCCCGGCATCGTTAAACATCTCGGGTACCGTGATTTTGCCGTCACGCAGCATCTGCGCCCGGGTTACACCCAGCACCTGCTCCTGTCGCGCGTATGGCTGCCGGGCGAGCCAGTCGGCATAGCTGGTATTCGCTGGTACCTGCCCGTCCATCGAGGCGCGCGTGGCGCTGCTCAACTCGGCAGAAGGTATCTTCAGCTCTTCCCACGATTTCGTGACCAGAGTTTCCCCAGAGCGGCAGCAGAAGTGAATTTTCCCGGGGCCGCGTAGATACGGCACCACATGCCCCAGCGGCTTGCCGTCGAGGGTGTAGAGCTTGCGGTCACGGATGATGCACCACTGACTGGTATGCGTATCCAGCGTGGATGACCACTGCTTGGCCTTGACGATATCGCTGTTGGCCAGGGCGAACTCCTGACGCGCCGTGGCAGCCATGTGGTTCACGGCGGTGCGGGTCACCACCGCCAGGTCACGCCGGGATGCGTTGATCACCCCATCTTCACGGTTAAGTTTTGGCGTGCCGGCAACGCGCCGGACAATCTGCTCTACCGTTTCGCCCTGGAGGAAGCCGGAGCGCACAGCATTGGTGATTTTATCCAGCCGGTCGGCTTCAAGCTTCTGGCCCCACTCCTTCAGCAATCTCCCCTGGAATGGCTGCGCTGCTGCTGCGGCGTAGACCTGCTCGGGTGCAATGCTCTGCAGCGGAACGTGTTTCAGGATCTGCTGCGGAATGATGCTGCTGAACAGGTCCAGTTGATACCCGGCCTCATATTCAACGTAGCGCGTCAGTTCGCGTGCCAGCGCAGCGTTAACCGGTTCGTAGGCCTGCTGATTCAGCTCACGCACACCAGCCAGCAGCGATGCCAGGCGACGGGCGCTGTAGGTATCCGCCCGTTTGCCGTCCAGAAGCACCAGCAGTTTCGCGGCCAGTTCTGCATCCAGTTTATTCAGCAGCGCCACCATGCGCCGGGCGACGCCGGTACCGTAGCGCGTCACATACAGGCCATGCGCTATAGTCTCATCCTGCAGACGGTCGTTGACGGAACGGGCCATGTCACACCTCTTCCACTGGTGGCTCAGTCAGCGAGGCCGATTCAGCCAGTAGTTCATCCAGGACCTTCTCAGGATCGGCATCAGCATCAATCAGGTTGAGCTTTTGCAGAGCTTTAATGGCATCAATACGACGGAGGTCACCACCCTGGCGCAGGGACTGAATAGCCAGCGCTGCCGGAGGGTTGAACTCATTCGACTCAACATCCAGCTCAGTACGGACATCAACGTTGCCGCCCTCTTTCTCACCGATGTACTCGGCCATGATTTGCAGGATGTTGTCGATCGCATCCTCCAGGCTGGTCGCCATGGTGTAGAGCGGGGACTGTTCCTGCATTTTCTCTTCAGAGGTCTGGTCTACTGACTTCGTCGAGGTATTGTCGGTGCGCAGGAGCTTCGCGCCAGCCTGACGCATCTGCTCCACCAGCTCAGCCAGCGACTCTTTGCCAGCGCCGATAGAGGAACCGGTATGCTCGACGTACTCGAGGCCTTGCGTCTGCCGATCGTTGAACGAGGTTGCCGATGAAGAACCGATGGTTAACTCTTCGCCCTCCTCCAGACCGAACACGGTGAGTATCGGCACCCGGGCGACGTGAAGGATGTTGTCCTGCTCACTCTGGCTCTGCCAGTGCTTGACGTTCAGCAGCGCCATATTGAGCAGCGGCGGTGAACCACACATAAAGCCGGTACGCTTGGTGTAGAGCGTGACCAGGGTGATATCGCGACGGGAGGTTTGCCATTCGTCGTGTAACGCCCAGGTGGCCTGCCCCTCTGCACCGGTAGACTTCCGGTAAATCTGCACCTTGCCTGGGGTTAGGAACCGGATCTGCTCGACTTTCGTCTGCCCGAAGTCATCACCATCTTCGACCACCACCTCTTTGATGCGCAGCGACGTGAGCACGACCTTGCCGCCGGTCATTTTCGACTTCCAGCCGATCACCTGGCGGGGATTCAGCATGGTGACGTACGGGCGCGCGCCGGTGGCCTTCTCATCAGCCTTGGTCTTCACCTGTTCGGGGTCAACGCGAGGATAGTCCACCAGCGCATGGGAAAGGCCATACTGCATCGCCAGGCTAAAGAACGACTGCGCCCATACATCCAGACGGGTACCTTCAAGATCCACGTCTTTTGCGAACTCACGCAATTGATCCGGCACGTTTTCGCCCAACTGGATTGGTTCAGCGAAAACACGCCCGACGTTCTGGTTGATCGTCTCTTCGTAGGCAGGGAGTAGCGTGGCCACTGCCAGGCGCTTTTTGTAATCCTCTTTGTCTTCCTTCGGCCAGCGCGGCAGATATGCCTCACCCAGCTCGCGCATGTAAAGCGTACCGCCCATCAGGGCGTCGTTAATGTCCCACGCCTGCACCATGTTCCCATAGTCCAGATTGGGTGTTGAAATATCAGGCATGGTCTTACATCCGTAGTTTGGTGACTTTGCCAGTTGGTTTGATGATCGGGAATTGCTTCACGATGTAATAACCACCAGCATCATTGGGGTGATCGTTGTCGGCTGACTTGTCCGGCTCGCCATTCGCCGCCCATACCTGCTGTTCCAGGCTGTCGGTGTATACCGGGCAACGGGTCACGTTAACTTTGTAGCGGCGCTCTCCGTTGCCGTTGCAGAACATGGCGTTCACGGAGTTAATGCGATCCTTCACGGGCGGGTTGGCGGCGTTCACCACCACGCTAAATCCGGCCTGTTTAAGCTGCGCGATATCCGTGGCGCTGGCGTTGTTCGATTTGCGTGAATCGCCGGAAGCATCGGGATAGATGTAAATCTGACGAAAGGCGACGTAACGTCCGCCCTCATAGCGCCAGAACTCCTCCTGGATGCGCTTAATCATCGCTGGCGTGTCATAAACCTTCACCAGCTCCCGTACAGCTCTCGGTTCACCGTCGCGCAGCACATGGACGATGGCTGCCATCTTGCCAACGTTAAAGTCCATGCCGATATACAGTGGTTCGCCTGCCTGCTCCTCATCGGTACAGCCGTTAAGCTGGCGATCGAACTGGTGATAGATGGTGCCGCTGGTCAGGTTGGTGAATTTCCCACGCAAATACGCCTTAATCAGTTCTGGCGGATAGGAGTCCATCAGCGAAGGGATGTAATCGTGGGGAAGGTTCGCTTCATTATCGAACGTTGAGGCCTGTATCAGGCCATACAGCGTCGCCAGTTCAGGCTTATCGCGCACAGCTTTAACAAACTGCTGGTAGACGAACTTAAAGCCCTCTGGCGTGGTGGTCACATCGATGCCGTTACGCAGGCCGTCAACCTTGTAGCGCATACGAGCGATGATTTTTCGCCATGCCTGCTGCGCTTTTGCGGCAGCCATAACGTCCAGTTCATCAACCATCGCGTTGCCGATTTTGAAGCCGACAATAGAGCCTGGCTTCTCCATCGAACGGCAGATAGTCGTTCCGCGGTACTGACGCCCGGCGTAGAAGTGAACCTCTTTGTTCCCCTCGTTGATTTTGACGTTCATGCCCCAGTCGAAAGCCACCTCTTCCACTGTCGGATAGAAGATGTCACGGATCTGCGGATAGGTCGGCGCGAAGTAGCCCTGGTTGATTTTGGGGAACTCCCACATCCCCTTGCAGATGCCGCCGCAGCCAACCCATGTCTTACCGGAACCGAACCCGGCAACATAGGCCTTAAACTTATGCGGCATTGCGAGGAAGCGCGCCTGGGGAACGTTAAGCGTCGGCGCTATCATCACGAACCCTCGCGTCTACCACGTTAATGTTGATTGCAACTGGTGCGGGAACATCATCATCAGGATCGGCTGCCAGTTCTTTGCGGAGCTTTTCCACTTCCAATTGCCGACGTTCGATTTCAATCTGCTGCAGGCGCTGCGCAAACTCGCTATCGGCCAGGCCAAGCCGCTTCATCACAGCCTCATACATGCGCTCGCGGCTTATGGCTGTTATCTCAACGCCATTCTTACCCAGCTTCACGCCGGAATAAGCCAGGGCAGCATCAGGAGGAAGTTTCCGGGTATCCGCGAAGTATGGCTGCCCTATTCCATCGCCATTGCAGCGTGGGCAATCAGGGTTAGGCTCCCGGTTGTGGTCGTAGCCATAACCGCCTGGATCCTCAGGAGGTTTAACGCCCTCCTTGCCTTCAACCTTTGCCAGCGCCTCGTCGAACTCGACTGCATCGCGCCATTGGTAGTGATGACCGAAGCCCCAGCAATAACGGCAGGCACCGCGACGATACTGTGAAAGCTGGTTTGCATCGAAGGTGGCGAGTTGCCACATCTGGGAGAGAACTTCATCGGCACTACCAAGCGTGCGCTCTATGGAAGCTTTCTGCTGCTGCGCAATGGCCTGCGCAACGTTAGGATTCGTTATGAGCTGACGCCCGTAGTTCGGGTCGCTATAACCAGCACGTGCAGCGGCAGCGGTGGCGTTATTGTCTTTAAGGTATTCAGCAATAAAGCGCTTTACCTTAGCGCTTAGCTTTATGTCCACCAGCTCATCTGCGCACTTTTCATTTTGCGCAGTGCGCACTTTCTTCTGCGCAGGTTTTTGCGCAGTTTGCGCAGTAGGCTTTTTGATGTGTCGGCGTGCGGTTGCATAATTCAGTCCCTGCGCTTCACACCACTCCTTCGGTGATACGCCGGTTACGGCATGGTCGGACAGGAACCGTTGCTGAAGCACGCCCCAGTCCGGTTTTGCCATAAATAGTTATTCCTTTTCGAGTGCCTTGAACATGGCCAGCGATACCGCGGGGCCACCTGTTTCAATGTCCTCAAACATGATTGCCAGGATGCGTTCGGAGGTCTCTTCAATCTTCGCGCGGGTTTCTTCCGGCAATTCGCTTAAAGCGCCTTTGAACATCAGATATCGGGCTTTGTCTTGGGGATCCAGCGCCATGATTACTCCAATAAAAAAAGCCACCAGCGTATGCTAGTGGCCCGATTTTAAATTAGCAGCCTAAATAATTATTCAGGCTTACTTTTGTACGCACCAGAAATGAATGGCTTAGAAATAAACGGGATAAGCAATTCAGCTATCTGTTCTCGGTGCGCTTGCCCTTGCATATATTCGCCATGCCTGTTGTATAGGGCGTGAAATTGCCGCCCAATTTCGTTCGTATCAAACGTAACCTCCATTAATGTTACATGGAGATAAATTTGATTCATTGAGTCTTGAAGGAGCAAGGCTGGCTGACGGCAGTCTGGTTCTGATGGTTCCAAGGTTTCTGGCATCATTACAAGTAAATTTCGATAATTGATCAGGGCTGCCTTTAAGGCTTTTTTTTCATTGTGCCTCTCTTGTTGCTTCCATGTCTGCAACGCTCGAAAAGCTACAAAGGCAGCTACTAACGTAATGATTCCAGAAAACCATGTTCCCAATGCTGACCAGAAAGCCCAATCAGCGGCCTCTCTACTGGCGATCAGCGCCTCATACGCAATATAATTAGCGTCCATTATCACCTCTCCAATTCATTGAGGTGATTGTATCTAAAAGCATTATCACAGGCACTCAGTGAATGCCTGCTGTAATGCTTTACCCCCTGTAGGGGGTATTTACGATTTATCCGCCAGAGGGGATAGACATTATCGAGCACTCCAGAAGAGACACACCATAATGGCAATAAAAAACCGCCCGAAGGCGGCGTAGTTTAGAAGGCGTTACCACCCCTAAATTTATGCATCCATAAAAACTCGGATGGCTTTTGCTAGGTTCGCGACTTCTGCAGAGGCATTCTTTAAATCGTACTCAACCTTGCTTAAGCCGACGTAAGAATTTGACGCAGCAGCTGAAGCCTTTGCAATCTCTAAGGCGGCATTCATAGCGACGATACGTTTATGGTCCTCGTCAGATACGCGATTATCTGTTGACTTGTAATAACCTTGAAGCATACAACCTCCTTTTAAAATAGAGGCTTAATCTTATCGCGATGAAAGCGGCCATAAAGAGATTTGCTTCTTATTTTCTATCGATTCTGGCAGTTCGCCTGCCACGCTTTGTTGTGCGTCAGGATGTCTTTCTTCGTCTGCCGGTCCAGCATATCGATGTCGTGATCAGTCAGGTAGATTGGCTTTACCCAGTCACACGCAGTATCAACCACCACCGGGGCGCTTCCACGAGTCATGCAGCTCGCGATCAACATCGTCATCAGGCATATGGTTAACAGTCTGCTGTACATTGCTGGCCTCTTTCGTTACTTCAACACTTCGTTCTGCAGCTGCTTTGGTGGCGGCAGCGTTCTCGTCGGTACGCTGCTTGTCCGCTTTGGCTTCTGCCTTCTCCCTGCCTCGCATGCTGCCCAGGCCAAAAGCGCCCAGCACCATCAATACGGCGAATCCAATTGCGACCAGAAGGGCTTTCAGCTTCGTCATAGGCTTACTCGCTCTCTTACCCAGCCATACACGAATGACTCGTTTGCCGGGCGCTGCTCTGCCAGCTCGAGGTATCGCTGACCCTGGCTACAGTTCAGTGCACGGAGCAATACGGTTTCCCCTTCGCTTCCGCGTTTCGCCAGGAAGGACTTCAGCGCGCTGATGCTGCGAGGGCCAATCTGGCCGTCGGCGATCAGGTCTGGATAGAGCTGCTGCTGGTTGTTGAATACGTTCAGCCAGCGCTGGAACCACTTAACCTGTACCGATGGCCCCATGTTCACCCCGGTATCGCAGAGTTCGGCAGCAATAGCCGGGGAGACACTGGCCACCTGATCGAAGCGTGGACCATACCAGTAATCAGCCTCGAGGATTTCCAGAGCCTGCTCGCGAGACAGGTTACGCATGTCACCGGTATAGCCGTGGGCGCGCGCCGTAGCTTGAGTGATGCCCCAGTTCGTCGGTCCCCCTTTATCATTCGGATGATCCACGTAGCCGCCCTCTTTACCGAGGATGGCATTAAAGATGACGTCTTTGGTCACGCCTGACTCCTTTTGCCGGTGATATTCCCGCGGGAGATGATCATCACCACCATAAAGCCGATGTTGACCACCAGCTCTGAACGGTCGATGACGGGGTAACTGCCCACCCAGATACGGATCGGGATAGAGAGGAACGCCAGAGCCAGAAAGTAAGCCAGCGTTGAGTAATACCATTTGTGACGGCTCTGGCCCCGGTTATAGCCAGCAATCAGGATCCCGGTGACCAGAGCAACAACAGCGTGCAGCTGCAGCATAATGAATGGAGTCATTGCCCCTCCTCTGCCGCCTTTTTCTCAGCACGCTTTTTGATGGCGAGGACGATGGTGATCATCGATGCAGCGGCAATCATGGCACCCAGTGATTCAGGGATGCCGGAACCCTCGGTGCCGGGGATGTATTGCCCGACAATGCTGTTGATAAATCGTGTTGCCGTCGGCGCACCCAGGATACCTGAGATGAATGACACCACGCCAAACAGCACCCGCTCTATCGCGCTGAGATTGTGGGATGTAAGAACGTAAATGAGCGCTCCGGCCAGCGCCCCGAGTATTACGCCAGCCTCAGTGTTCGCCCAAAACCCGGCAAACGTGGCAGTCGTAACCGCTGCATGCGCCGTGGCGCTGCCGGATAGTGGTTCGGACATAGGTGTTTCCATTGTGAAAGACTCAGGCTCGCCGGATGAATTAACGACAAAACGAGTGATGGGGGTATCCGGGAGCCTGAAACAGAAAAGCCCCGGCTGGATGCCGAGGCTTAGATTGGTTGGACTGACCTCGCGGATAATTCCAACTTACCGCCGTCCATTGGCGACGAGGCCAGTGGCGCGCGATGATATAGATGATGTTTGGCTGCTAATTAGCTATCAGTGCTCACACTGGTTGTGGCAACGGCCCACTGATTACTTCTGCTTCACCGTTATCACAGATGTCATCATCCTGTGTGAGATGCCATACACCCGTTATGGTTCGGCCCGTTTCGAGGTCTTCGGTTTTGTCTTTGGTGTAGTAGGCAACCTGAACTCTGCCGTTGTGCTGTATCCAGTAAAAACCTTCTTCCATATCCCCTCCTTTAGAGTGAGAGGAAATTATAAAGGGGCTGGGGAATGGTGGATTTAGAAATTCTTAAATCGCTATAAAGCAAAAGCCCCACGGTGTTAACCGCAGGGCTTGAAACGAAGGCAGTAACCCATCGTTGGGATGAAATTAACACAGTTTCCGGAAAAGTAAATAGTCCACGTTGAAACGTAAGCTATTTTCGTGAGTGCTATCGCGTTATATGTTTGAGCTGCGTTTCTGCCCACGCCTCCTCGATGTCGAATTTCGAGATCAGCTGGTCGTAGAATGGCTTAACTGACTTCTCCCAGGTGGCGGCGGTGATCGCATCCGTAATCTGGCAAACAGCTGCATATGCTTCCGTTGATGGGATCCGCTCATACCCGCGCCCGCTGCAGCGCTTACATGTGCTGAATACCGGCACACCTTGTTTCTTCGTTTCCTTCTGGTTTACGGCTTTGCCGCGTCCCCGGCAGTCACTACAGGCTGCGCTGACCCGCCCTGCGCCGTTGCACTTTTTGCAGAGCACTTTTACGGTCTCTTTGACTTTCACCATTCCGGCCACGGTCATCTTGCCTTCTGGCTTACGGTATTTATTGGTGAACACGTCAGCCTCGATAAACCCCTGCCCCGCGCAGCAATCGCACTGTTTCACGCTGGCAGCGCTGCGGGAATAGTCCTCAAATGCGAACGTGGCCAGCTGGTGCATTACCAGCGGCTTAACCCCGTCGCTCAGCTTGCGCAGCGCAGCAACTTTATCGCATTTTGTCAGCGCGTATTCGGCCAGCAGCGCGATCGCCCTCTCCCGGTCGTTATGGCTGATCCCCATCTTCCCGAGGAAAGCGCTGTACCCCATAGCCGCCCGTTCCTGCGTCATGCCCATGGCTGCCATGATATCCGTACCGGTCAGGGAATCTGATGCGGTGGCGCGCGGGGAGTCGCTGATCATCGTGGACTTTGCGAAGTGGTATTTCACGGTGTTTTCGAGGTTCATGCTGCGGCTCCTGCCATCTGGTAAATGCGGATAAAATTACGAAGGATGCGATAGTCCACCAGCACCGTTCCCGGGCGGCGATAAAGGCTGAGGCGCAGCCAGCGCATGCGAAGCGATTCGATGAGTTCTGGTTTCATGCTGCTACCTGTTTTTTCAGCGTGCGTAAGTCTGCCAGGGCGGTGAGCCTGATTTCTTCAAGCTCTTCAACCGTCCAGCGATGCGGGGTGTTGTTGCTCTCCAGTGCCAGAACAAGCTCTTCTCCATAGCGTTCCACAAGAGCGGCGCGATAGGCTTCAATGTTCCCAGATTTGTAGACGTTGCAAACGTCACACTGAAGATGGATGTTGATACGAGTAAAACGTAAGTGCCCGGCTGCAGCAGTTGTCCGGTAATGTCCAGCATGCCAGGCAAATGCTGTTTTAGTTCCGCATGATATGCACCCCTTACCTTCTGCCAGTTCGGTTTCCCTGCAAATGTCGTTAACGGCGCGCTGCGTCAGATCCACCCAGTGCTTAAGAGGTTTTACCGCGGCTTTCCTCTTGCGCCAGGCAGCGTTTTCTTTTTTCTCGATGGCACGCTTTTGGGCCAACTCTTTACGTTGAGACGCCTCACGGGCTTTTTTGGTCTGTTCTTTTCCGACGGCAGTAGCGCATTCGTAGCTGCATACAACCTGGCCGTCGCGAGCCGGGTGGAACCACTCGCGGCAGATCTGGTTTGCGCACTTACGGCGGGGTTTTTTAGCCATGATCACCCCCAGACCTCTTGGCGGAAGGTCCGCGGCGTTGGCTCAAGGTACTTAACTTCCTGCCGCTCTACGCTGACGGTCCAGGTAAGGTAATCGCGATTGAGGCTGCGCGTTACAGCTACCCCGCGGCGTTGGTACTGCCGCTGAAGTTCATCGGCCTGTTCGGTTGTGCATTCGGTGTAGTGGAACCAGGATTTCGCCATCTGGTTATCCCCCGAAGCTCATCAGCTGCGCGGCGGCGTTATCAGCCTCGCTACGGCTCTTGAATGATTTGGACAGAATCCAGCGCCACAAAACGTCGAGTGCAGACCTGTAGAGCTGCTGAAACTCGGTATCGTCCATATTGGCGAAGGCTATGCTGCGTGGATGCTTGCGAAGGGTGCCGTCAGGCAGCTGGATAGCGTCGTAATGCCCGGATTCGATGGTTACCCAGGCGCGATACGCGTCGAAGGACTTACAGGCGCTGATGCTGCCAGTGCGCTTGTCGGCGATGCGTTCAAGATACTGTTCAGCAGCATCCAGCAGCGCGCCTTCGTTCCCGCCGTATGAAGCGAGGTATTTCGCATAGCCGGTCACCAGCTTGCGTTCGTTGGATGAGATGGCCCCGCCGGTTGGCTCCCAGTATTCGAAGCCGAAATTCAACAGAGCGAAGAAGCGGCGGTGGAAAGCTGGGTTACGGACCTGTTTGAAGTCGGCCACCAGCACGGCGCCGAGCTTGATTTTTGATTGCAGTAATTCGCTGGTCTCCGGCGTGGCGGGGATCAGGATTTCTGAGGATTGCTTGATAAGTTGTAACTGCGCCATGGTCTTCTCCGTGGCGCATCAGGTCAACGGGTGTTCAGTCCGTTGATATCATAATATCAGAGGGATTAACGAGGCGGTAGCCAAGGCGGCGAAGAAAGCGGGTCCCGGACGACAGATTGAAGATCCCCTCATCCTCGAGCAGTGGACGGCAGGACACGAGTCCATTTCTGGTATAGACGAGGCATCGGCTTTCAAACGGCATTGATCCGATTAGCTTGCCGTCTGAACGCCTAACAATGTCGTACCAATCGCCTTGCTCCTGACCTTCTTTCACATCAACCTCCTTACTTTGCTATCAACAAATACACTCTCCCGGAACAAACTAACCAGAGGTCTGCAATACCCAAACAGGGAGCCGGAAGAAAATCTAATTATTTACTAAAGCCAAAAAACCATACACCAAAACACTGTACGAATAAACAGTATTTATTGGTTTGGTTTAAGTATGCAAGCGAAATATATGTTTGCGCAAGTGTGCTTATCTGACTGATTTAAATATTTTTTTATGCTACTTTCGTGTAAATATTGATCGTTATTTTTAACACTTTGTGCAGGAAAAATACTGGGGCTAAATACCTGATTAGAAAATGCTCGGGCCTAACATACAGAGGACTGCTCTGCGGTTGAGGGTATATTGCCGCGATGACACACCTTGTCAGGTTGGTAATTTGTTGCCGCGCTGTGTCTATTATCTAATCGATTTCATAGATCAATATCACTGCATCGATCGGTAATATCGACCAGGTGAAGAAATGCCGCGGTAAATCGGCATTCAGGGGATAAATCAGGCAGCCTGTTCTCGCTGCTCGCACATTTCCGGCAGGTTTGCACGCACCAGCGCCTCAGCTGAAGGCGGAGGGACGGCATTGCCGCAGCGCGCAAACAGTTTGTCCTTCGCGTACTTCATGCCCCTAAAGTCCTAGTTGATGATATAGCACTCCGGTATGATCTAGGTGCACAACATTTTCGCAACATGCAAATACTAACATCATCGTAGTGTTAAAAAGATCGCAGTATCTTGTGAGAACATAAGTACTCGCTTCGTGTGCCATGCTTGATTATAGTAATCCAGATGACATCAACGTAGTGGGGATAGAATCCCCAATAGATGCTTTCCGATCTTTAGATTAATCTTGTATATCATAAGTGAAGGTATCAGGTTGCTAGCCGTTCAGACTGACAACCTGATTATGAGACTTGGTTAAGCCAGTTTAAAATTTAATCTTAATACTCCTCGTCATACTCTTCGTCTTCCTGATTCTCTCCGTCATCAATGCCTTCTTCATAGCCTGCGTCGAAGGAATCCTCAAATTCCTCTTCATAATGGGCGCTCATTACTTCTTTATCCAATGAGTAGTAACGGGAATAGCAACCCAGAAAATATGGATAAGAAGCAGATTCGCCCGTCTTTTCGGAATCAATGCTTGCCCGAGCAACGGAGTATCCTGCTAAAAAATCTTTATTTGCACCGACTACGTTCCAAGCTCTTACAAAGTCCTCGTCCTCGCGGCCTTGGCTATAACCATCATCAAACATTTTGGACATTTTTTATTTTTCCGAAGTAAAGGGGGGATGAATACTAGACCAATTAGCTTAATGGCCCAGCAGTAAACTTTGAGAGTTTGCCATTATTAAATGAGACTGTGAAACACATCTATGCGCGGTTAATGCCTGAGCTATAGCCATTGCCCTTGTAGCAATGAAACGAAGCGTTATTGCCGACAGTATCTCGCAGCTCATTGGGCTACTCCTTGACGAAGCAATGCATCATGAAGCGCCAATGCACCTACTTCTCGTTGAGCAGCATCTTCGTAGCTAATGCCATTCGTCTCCATGATGCAGTCCCTGTCGAGATATTCAGAGCATTCATCCAGCGCTTTGCAGATACCATGCTGCTGCATGGCCGCTAACGCATCCCGCTGCTTCGTCATCTCGCGCAGCGCCGCAGTAGTGCAGTCCAGACGTTCAGCCAGACGGGAAACAATCTTCGCCATATCAATGATCGGCGTGTCGCTGCTCATCGGCTTCGCAAACTGATGACCAACGGCCACCAGCTCTTTGTTGCTCAGTGAATCACTCATGTGATGCTCCTCGGTGCGTGTAACGTTCCATGTCAAAATCGATAACTGCCCGCTGGTCGCGGAAGACGCCGCAGCGCCCGTGGCGAATAAGTTTCCCCTGCTCTACGGCAGCCCGGATGTATTTCTCGGCAGTGGTGCGGTGCAGGCCGAAAATGGCGACGACATCGTTGGTCGTTGCGCGGCCATGCTTTTTCACCAGCTCGATAATCCAGGCGATGAACAGGGTGCGCTCGCGTTGAGTTTTTGGTCTTGGCATACTCACACCCTTCTCACTTCACTGCCCGCAGGTGTGATACTTTCCCGCGATAGCTTGCCCAGTCGAAATTGACCCAGATGCCACTATCCATCCGAAGACGATCCACGACGCGCGCGCCGAGTGTGGCCACAAGCTCGTCGTAATTCAGGTTGCTCAGGATGCCGACCGGTCGCATCGAGGAGAGCCGACGGTCAATCACCTGGTTGATGATCACCTTCTCACCACTGGAACCGCGCTGGATGCCTACTTCGTCCAGCACCAGGAGATCGACGTTACACAGGTCGTTAAGCAGCGCTGATTCAGACTGCCCGCCGTCGTAGCACTCGCGAACACGGAGCATCAGGTCAGGGATAGTCACCACCAGAACGGAGTGCCCGGCTGCCAGCAGGTGGTTGCCGATCGCCGCCGCCAGATGATTTTTCCCGGTACCCGGTGCGCCGCTGAAAACGAAGCTTGCGAATCCGCCGCCGCCAAAGTTTTGCGCGTAGCTCTTCGCCATGCTGTAGGCCTGACGCTGTTCCGGGCCTGATACTTCGTAGTTCGCAAACGAGCAGCTGCGGTGAAGGGCCTGTATTCCGGCACGACCAAAAATCTTCTCAGACCGGGCGCGCTGGTTTTGCTTCTCGATTTGCTGGCAGTGTTTACGGCCCTCTTCCTGCTGCCATGCCTGCCATTCTGCAACGCTGTTGAATTTCGGCTGCACGCTGGCCGGGATAAACTTCCGCAGGCGTTCAAGCGCGCTACCGGTGCCGGTTGCGTTTTTCATGGTTACCCCCTGAAGCCCGTTGGAATTTTTTTGTCTGGCTGGGAAATGTGATTCACGTCCCGGGCCGCCTTGCGGTTGTTAAGACCGAATTTTGGTTTGAACAGACCCTGGTACCCGTTTGCGATGCTGGTGTTGATCACGGCTACCGGATCGTGACCTTCGTCCAGGCACTCTTTCAGCAGGCGGAAAGCCTTGGTGACGGTCAGCTCGGTTTTGATGGCTTTGCCAGACTGCTGACGATAGGCGACCCACTCACTCCAGGACGACGCATCCAGCCATTCAGGAACCGGGATGCTCAGCGGATCAAACTTCACCTTCCCCTTTGGGGGATTAGAGGGGGTTAGATCTGTTTTTATATTTGTCTTTGGAAGAATGTCTTTGGTGTTCCCTGTTTTCGGGGATCCCTTTCCCTGTTTTCGGGGATAACCATCCCCGTTTTCAGGGATGGTTTGAGGGGTATTTTTGCTATCCCCGTTTTCAGGGATAGCTGTCCCTGTTTTCAGGGATAACCATCCCTGTTTCAGGGGATTGTAAAGACTGATTTCGGGAATTGAGATTACCCAAGTTAAAGCTTCAGCAGACGGGAAAGCCGCTGGGCACTTCATGCAGTTCGGCTTCGTATAAGCCCATTTATCCAGATTAGTGTTGACCCCTATGTATCTGGTTTGCCCAATCCGGCGCAGGATGATGATGTTCCGGTAAGCCAGGTTCAGAACGGCTTCAGAGACGTGTTTCACCTTCAGCGTCGTTTTGTCGGCAATGAGACTGTTAGCGATCCGGTCTGATTTTTTGGACCAGCCATAGGTCAGCCGAACGATGGCATTCAGTACCCGGAACTCACGCCCGGATAGCTCAACGATACACAGGGCATCCTGGATCTGATTGGCTAAACGGAGATAGCCATTTTCCAGATCAGCCATGCGGCTCTCCTGTTGTTCCTGCTTTGGAACGGGGAATTTGATAACTTCAGCGGTATTTGACATACTCACCTCCGCAATTACGCACAGTTTTTGCACCAGAAAGCCCTTTCTGTTCGCGCAGAAGGGCTTTCGCCATTTTTAAATCCGTCATACAGCCCCCAGCATCGTTGTAACCATTGCCATAATTGGCGCGACTGAATCCGGCCCATCCAACAGGTACTTAGCAACAATGCTTTCGCTGATCTCTTTCCAGCGCTCCTGTTTGGGAGCTTTGAGCATGACAGCCTGAATGGCTTCAGAGTCTTCCTTCACCGTTTTGGCGATTCGAAGTGCGACATCATCGAGCTGAACAACGCGATCCCGATACGCCAATGGCAATGCGGATAAAATCGCTGGCGTCAGCAGCTCGACGTTTGCGCGGTATGTCGCTGATTTCTCCTTGTTGTCTAACCAACGAAACATCTTCACGTTCCAAACCTCTGGCTGAACGTTGAGATCGATGCCCTTAAGCATCATCTCTTCCGCCACTTCCTTGATTTGAAGTGCAACGGCCAGACGCCCCTCGGCAGCAGCCCAGGCGCGGACGGCTGCACATAAATTACGGTGATCAACGCTACCACCTGAATCCTCGCTTTGGTGATATTGGAATATCAGGCGTTCTGTTGGCGCTCTGTTATTCTGTTGAAAAGATTGTGTTTGCATTGTCAGTGCTCCTACTTTGGTAAACCGTCAGTGGGATTTGGGTAGAGATCAGGGCGCAGTTCGTGGGGTGTTACGCCAGTAGCCTCAAACACTGGCAGCACTCGTTCGGCAGGAATGCCTTTGCGGCGCCACAGCGAAACGGCCATTTTTGAAACTCCGATCAAAGCGCCAAGCGCGCTGGCTGAGCCAGATCGGAGGATTGCATTTTCAATACCAGTCATAGGACCTCCTTAAGTGAGCAAAGTAAAGCACAAATTTACCATTGAGTCAATACACGCCTGCCTACCAACTGGTAAAGCTATTGTTTACAATCCCTATATGAATAAAAAAGATCCTAACCAGAGCCTGATTTCAAGGCTGACTGAATTGAACGGCAAAGGCTTCTCAAAAACAGAGATGGCCAGGGTTGCTAATGTCAGCAAGCAGGCTGTAACCGGCTGGTTTCGAACCGGTAAAATTAGCAAAGAATCAGCATTGGCTGTTGCAGACGCAGCTGGCGTATCGGTGCCATGGTTACTCGGTGAGGACGTTGGAGAGAAAGACGGACTCAAGCCGGACGAACAGCGCCTGCTGGAGCTTTACCGCCAGTTGCCGGAAGAAGAGCAACAGAACATGCTCCGCATCTTCGCGCTTCGCCTGAAGGAGCTGGATGAATTGTATGAGCGGTACATGAAGGGGCGGATTCGTTCGCAGGGGGATTGAGTGACTTTGTAAAGAGTTCTTTGAAATCCTACCAAAAGTCATCTGATATTAGAGTTATCGGCATAAAATTTCTGCTGCGAAGCTCAGACTACAACCGGTTAGATGCTGATAGTTAATATATTACGAATAAAGATTTAATTACCATAAACCGAGGATTTTATGACCACGCTTAAAGTTGAAAAGACCCCTAACTATATATCTGAATACGCTGATACAACTTTTTGCTTTACCTTGGGAAAGGATGTTAATTGCACAATTAACTTTATGAAATTTGCTCCTCAGCTCCAAGTTGAGGAAGGATCACTTCTTATTAATCGAGAAGTTGCTGTCATACCCGAAGTTTTTGCCACTATATCTCTCCACAGAGATCATGCAAAAATGTTAGCCCAAACTATTTTGGATGCCATTGCTGATACAGGGAATTGATTTATATATGAAACCCTTTGTACCAGAGAGGTTAAGCACAATAGGAAATGTTGTGCATTTCCCACTTAATGGCCAAAATGCGGTATCATTTGTTCGTGGGTTTAACTCAGATGTGCATGGAGGCGGTGATGATGGAGATGGAGGTGGAGATATGGAAAGGCGACTGGCGGTTTTAGAAACAGAAGTTGCTCATATAAAAAATGACTTATCGGATCTGAAGAAGTCCGTGTCAGCCATTGAAAATACTGCGAATTCAATAGATAAGAATATGGCAGTGGTGTTGGAAAAGCTTGGCAATATCTCTGAAAATTTATCAAAAAAACCTTCTTCTGACGCTGTTGATAAGAAAATTGCAGAGGCGAAACTTGCCCAGATAATCTGGACGATTGGTTCTGTGCTAACAATTGTATCTATAGCATCAGGAATTATTATCAAAACGCTGCACGTATGATATGAGCTAGCCCGGCCACCGCGCCGGGTTTTTTATACCCTCACCCACCAGCTCCGCCGCCAAACTAACGCCCCAAACTCCCCGATCCCGACCTTAGAGTCGGGATTTTTTTGCCTGCGATCACGCAATTTCACACTTCAAACCCCTCTGGTAAAGCATTGCTGTACTTTTTATCTCTTCATTGCTTGACCATTTAGTAAAGTGGTGATTTACTATTATCACCAAGACGCACCACGAACCACCCAGGCAGGACGCCCACGAAGTAGCCGCCGCCGGCATACGAATAGTCGGATGAGGTGGAGTGATTAACGCGCATCAGGTTAAAGAAACGTTCCGCCAGCCTGGCGACAAGGGCAAAGAGGAAGACATGGCTAAGTTGAGATTTACCGTCGTGATCTCCGGCAGCAGTGGATATCGCACATATCAGGTTAAAGCGAATGATTGGAAAGAGGCGGACCAGATCGCCATTGACCTCCATCGCAGCGAAGAGCCGGATGAGCCGGAGTATGAAATTGGCACCGCTGCCGTAATAGCAGGTTGGCCAAAGGTCTGGTAAGGGGGAAATATGACTGATTTCGCACGTAAACCAGTACGGCAGCAGGCCGTAAAACTGAACTGGGTGGAAGTGATTGTTCGCCGTATTTGTTATCTGCTGGCGCAGAAGGGGAACCCGGATGTGTGACCCGACCAAATGCGCATACTGCAGCAACTCAATCGAGCAAGGGAAAGAAGTTAAAAACGTATTGATCTTCATCCGCGGCGCCCAGCTGGCGCGCGAACAACGTAATTACTGTTCTACGCGTTGCGCTTCGTACGACCAGATGGCCCACGAAGCCTAACGTAAAACCCGCGCAAGGCGGGGTCTACGTCCGGTGCCACCGACCAAAGTACACCGGAAAACTACTCAAAACCAAAAACACACCCAATGGGCGCTATCTCTGGCCCGGGGATCTTACATCCAAAAATGAGGATCTGACATGGAATTTTTCTATGTGGTTAAGGCCACCCAGAAATCCGGTAAGCAAGATGCAGTGATTTGGTTCACTGCGAAAAGTGCAGCGCGGGCAAACCTGCAGCTGGATGTCGCGCTGGAAGACGCCGAAATCGAAACTGGCCGCGGTAAGGACTATGCCAAGCCTGTACGCACCGATATGCCTGTAGTTGACGACCTGCCAGAAGAAGGCGTGATTGATTACACCTGGTGCGAGCGCTACACCCTGGCCGACGACCAGCGCACCTGGAACGTGATCCCGGGTGCCGCACAGATGGCACAACCAGGCGAAGAGGTTGTTGAAGGTACTGACACCACTACCGTCGACGGCGTGGATATCGAAACTGGCGAAATCGTTGGTGATGTAAGCGGCACAGAAACAGTCTGTGATGCGCTGAGAGAGTTCCGCGAACGCAAACTCCCTGTACTGACGACCGTTGCCACCCTGCCTTTCCGTCAGCGCGTTCTGGCACAGTTCATCGCGGACAAACAGTATTTCTATCACGTCGATGAAGAGCAAAAGCAAGCCATCCTGGAGCTTGAGCTGGATGTGGATAACAGCTATGCCCAGAACCTGATCCTGGCTGCTGAGAACGTTGAGGCGTTCAAAAAAGCGTACGAACCCGACATCTGGAAAGTGGTCAACGCACTGAAAGCTATCTTCCCTGTTGAAGGAAAACGTACAGAGCTGTCTGTGATCATCCAATTCTTTAAAGCATGGTTTAACACCGAGAGCATCGACCGCGGGATCCTGACGCGCGAATGGGCCGCCGGCAACCGCATCAGCCACGTGCAGCGCACAGATGCAGGCACCAATGCCGACGGCGGGTATGTAACTGACCGCGGCGCAGATGCGCATCACACCCTGGACACCCTCGATCTGGAAATCGCCTGTGCCCTTCTGCCGATGGATTTCAACCATCGAGAAATCCCGGGCAGCATTCTCCGTCGCGCCAAAGAAATCGTGACGAAAAAAGAAGAGCCGTGGAAATCATGGAGCAGCATTCTGCGCAACCAGCCCGGCGTTCTGGCGGTTAACCGCACGGCTATTTTTAACCTGGTGCGCATCGCACCAGAGAATATTCACCTGACTCCAGTTGCACACCTCGAGTTCGTTAACCGAACTATGACGACAAATTTCAATGAAGCGACTGAGCTTATGCCTATCCGTTCGGTCAGCGAGCGGCAGGAGAGTGAGATTCCAGACGCAGCTGCTGAACCTGAGGTGCCGGTAGCACAGCCAGGCGGCGGAGTTAAGACAGATCGCTCCCCTAACTACAAACCCAGTTTGGACGGTCTCGATACTGAGATTGCACTGGCAACCCTTTCAGCCGATTTCAATATTTATGACATTCCAAGCGATGTTTTCCGCGAGGCGCAAGCTATCGTCGCAGCGAATCACAGTCCGTTTAAAGAATGGTCTGAAGCTTTGCGCGCAACGCCCGGCATTCTGGATTATTCTCGCGCCGCAATTTTTGCGCTGATCCGTAGCGCTTTTAAAGGGATTCATTTCGAGCCTAAGCATATTCGCGGACACATTCACGCAAACCTGACCGAAACCGACCATGAGCATCCTACAGCAGAAATGCTGGCGGCGGCACGCCACACTCCTGAAGTGAGCTGGGAAAGTGAAGTCAACCAACAATTGGCTGCTGAGCAACACGCATTGCCGAAATGGGTAGAAGCCAGTGAGCAAAAACTCGCTGATGAAGATGAAGCAGAAACGCAGACCCTGCCTAAGTGGGTGAGTGCTGCCGACAGCCAGCCGCAGGTCGCGAACCTCGGCGGCGGCGTGTTCTCTATCGAAGGCCTGATGAGTGGAAATACTGACCCGGTCATCAATACCCCCTCAAACGCAGTCGAAAAAACGGAAACAGTAACGGAGACCACCAGCGATGTGCAGATGGAAGAGACTCACCCGCAGGAAGGAGAAGCTGGTAACGCGTTACCACCAGGCGAAAGCGCTGATGCAGCTGATCCGCAAACAGATGCCCTGAATTCGTCCGAAGTTCTGGCCGCCGCAGCGCCGAGCCTGGCTAACCAGGAACAGGCCGATGTGAACCAAAACGCGGAAAATGCGCATCAAGATGACGATTCTGCGCATCAAAACACACCAAAAGTGAATCAGAACGAGCCAAAAGCGCATCAGGCCGAACCAGTAGCCGAATATCCAGCGTACTTCGAACCGGGCCGCTATGAAGGTCTGCCGAATAACGTCTACCACGCAGCGAACGGGATCAGCAGCACCCAGGTGAAAGATGCCCGAGTCAGCCTGATGTACTTCAACGCGCGCCATGTCGCCAAGACCATCCCGCGCGAAGGCTCCAAAGTGCTGGATATGGGTAACCTGGTGCATGCGCTGGCGCTGCAGCCGGAAAACCTCGATGAAGAGTTCAGCGTAGAGCCGGTGATCCCGGAAGGGGCATTCACCACCGCGGCGACCCTGCGCACCTTTATCGATGCGCATAACGCCAGCCTGCCAGCGCAGCTGAGTGCCGATGACATCAAGGCGCTGCTGGACGAGTACAACGCCACCCTGCCTGCACAGTTACCGCTGGGTGCATCTGTTGATGAAACCTACGCAGCTTATGAGCAGTTGCCAGAGGTTTATCAGCGAATTGAGAACGGCACGAAACATACCGCCACAGCCATGAAAGCCTGCATCAAAGAGTACAACGCCACCCTGCCCGCGCCGGTGAAAACCAGCGGCAGCCGTGATGCGCTCCTCGAGCAGCTGGCGATCATCAACCCTGACCTGGTGGCACAGGAAGCGCAGAAACCGGCACCGCTGAAAGTGTCCGGCACCAAAGCGGAAATGATCCAGGCGGTGAAGTCCGTTAAGCCGGATGCGGTATTCGCTGACGAACTGCTGGATGCGTGGCGCGAGAACCCAGGCGACAAGATTCTTGTTACCCAGCAGCAGATGCAAACGGCGCTGGCCATTCAGAAAGCACTGCACGAGCACCCGACTGCCGGCAAGCTGCTGCTGCACCCTGATCGCGCTGTTGAGACGAGCTATTTCGGCATCGATGAGGAGACCGGGCTGGAAATCCGCGTGCGCCCGGATCTGGAAATCGACATCGACGCCGTTCGCATCGGGGCCGACCTGAAAACCATCAGCATGTGGAACGTGAAGCAGTCCGGTCTGCGCTCTCGACTGCACCGTGAAATCATCGACCGCGATTATCACCTCAGCGCTGCCATGTACATGAACACCGCGGCGCTGGATCAGTTCTTCTGGATTTTCGTTAACAAAGACGAGGGTTATCACTGGATCGCCATCGTTGAGGCCAGCGAAGAACTGATTGAGCTGGGCATGCTTGAGTATCGCCAGACCATGAATCGCATCGCTAACGCTTTCGACACTGGCGTGTGGCCAGCGCCGATCACCGAAGACTACACCGACGAACTGAACGAATTCGACCTGCGCCGCCTTGAAGCGCTGCGTACTCAGGCATAAGGGGAATGATGATGGAAAACATGAATATCGTAACCGCGGAGCAGCAGGCTCCAAACACTATCTCTGCCAGCAACGCCATCTTCAATGTGCAGGCATTAAGCCAGCTGCAGGCCGTTGCCGGTTTAATGGCCCAGGCAGCCGTAACGGTTCCTGAACATCTTCGCGGTAACCCAGCCGACTGCATGGCCATCATCATGCAGGCTATGCAGTGGGGGATGAACCCGTACGCGGTGGCGCAGAAAACGCACCTGGTCAACGGCGTGCTGGGCTACGAGGCGCAGCTGGTCAACGCGGTGATCTCCAGTTCAAACGCCATTGTGGGCCGCTTCCACTATGAGTACGAGGGCGATTGGTCGAAATGCGCCAGCATGCGCGAAGAGATCGTTAAGAAGCCAGCGAAAGGCGGCGGTACGTACGACAAAAAAGAAATGGTACGCGGCTGGACCAGTGCTGACGAGCAAGGCCTGTCTGTTCGTGTGGGTGCTGTCATTCGCGGTGAGAGTGAGATCACCTGGGGCGAACCGGTATTCCTGTCCAGCGTGATTACGCGTAACTCTCCCCTGTGGATTTCGAATCCTAAGCAGCAGATCGCATATCTGGCCCTCAAGTACTGGGCGCGCCTGTACTGCCCTGCAGTCGTCCTCGGCGTGTATACCCCGGATGAAGTCGAGCAGCGCACCGAGAAGGAAATTAACCCGACCCCCGTACAGCGTGTGAGCCTGGCCGATATCAAAGGTGACGGCGTAACAACCTCGCATAGCACGCAGGAATCAGCCGCCAACGTCGATGCTATGGCCGATGATTTCAGGGATCGCATTGAGGCCGCGCAGGACGTAGATAACGCCAAAGCAGTTCGGGCCGATATCGAAACTGCCAAGAACACGCTGGGTTCGGCCCTGTACACCGAGCTGAAAAACAAGGCCGTGAAGCGTTATCACCTGGTGGATGCATATAACCGGGTCGAGGCCGCGATCAACTCCCTGCCGCAGCCCGGCGAACCGGATGGTGCCGAGCGCTTCGAGGAAGTCGAGCGCGTACTGGCGTCGGCAAAACGTCACTTGGGCGATGACCTGCACGATAAGTTCAGCATCACCCTGGCAGATATGAAACCGGAATACGTGGCCTAAGGGAGGCGGGAGGGTTCGCCCTCCCGGTAACGAGATGAGCAAATTCACAAAAGATCAGTTAATAAAAACGGCAAACGCTGAAATCGCGGAGTGGTCAAGAGCGTTAGAAAGAAACCCTGACAACCCCAAATATCATCAATGGCTTAAATTGGCTGAAATCGCACTGGCAGCTCTGACGGCTGAGCCAGTGGCGTACATGTACAAAGATAATCTTCACGCTGATGCGCGTTTTAGCCTGCATACAAGATTTGGTAATTGGTCTCAGGAAGATATTAACGAGTACGAAATCACAGAGATACCGCTCTACACCGCCCCGCCAGCGCCGGTAGTGCCGGATGATCGGCAGTCTTTCGAGCTCTGGTATAGCGCAAACTGCGGTCTCTCAGGAGCGGACCTGGAATCTGAGTTCAACCGCAATGACGATGGCGAATACATCTATTCCGGGGCCGCTGATGCATGGAAAGCATGGAAAGCGAGCCGCGCCGCCATGCTCCAGGGCGCAAAAAAGGTGGTGAAGCATGAAGCTGATTAACCGCAGCACACAGTCACCGCTGGCGCGTCAGGCCTGCGAAATCGCCCTGGCGGCCCATCAAGAGCGGTACGGAAACTACGGGCGCAGCCGGATGAAAGAGACGTACACGGTACGGGTGGAAGGAGTGAAGGTCTGGGTGGAGGTGGTGAACCGGAAAGCGAGCTACGTGGCCACTGCGATGACCGGCATGCGCCGCCTGCGATCCTTACCCGGGCAGATCGCCTGATATTGAAATATCACAAACACTTTTCCGGCAACTTTATAATGAGTTGTCGGAAGCAGGAGGTTATATGGCCAAGCTTCTAAATTTACAGGAATGGGCAGAAGAGACTTATTCAAAGCCGCCTTCCCTTTCCACTCTTCGCCGCTGGGCACGCGAGGGCCGCATCTACCCTGCGCCCGAACTGCACGGAAGAGAATACCAAGTTCAGCCTGGCGCCACCTATGTGGATCCGAGCAAAAAGAACCTGCGGCAAAAACCGAAACACCTGAAGCTGCCAACTGGCGGCACCTTACTGGAGAGACTGACTCATGGCGAAAAGGCCAGTTCGTTACGACGCTAATCTGCCCCGTAACCTGACCTATCGCAAAAGAGACAGGCTTTATAGCTGGCGAAATCCGACAACCGGCCAGGAAATTTCTCTTGGCCGGATCGACAGAAAAGACGCAGTCGCCCAGGCGATCGAAGCCAACAACTATATCGACCAGAATTACCTTCCATCCTCCCTTCTGGACCGTATTAAAGACGCGCCTACTTTTACTGTGTCGGCGTGGCTTGAGCGTTACGAGGTGATTCTGGAACGAAGAGAGTTAAAGCCGAATACGATGAAGGTCAGGCGAAACCAGATCGCCACTATTAATGATGAGTTTGGCCGCACGCCGTTGTCGTCAGTCAGCACAAAGGACATATCGAATTTCCTAGAGTCATACATCCTCTGCGACAAGAAGAGCATGGCTGCTGGCTTGCGATCGGTACTCCTGGACATATTCAGGGAGGCAATAGTGGAGGGACATATAGAAAGGAACCCGGCGGAACCGACACGAACGCCGACGCCGAAGGTTAAACGAGAGCGTTTACTGCTCGAGCATTTCCTGGTCATCAGAGAAGCGGCTCTCACACATTCGGAATGGCTGCCCAATGCGTGCGATCTTGCTCTGGTGACCGGGCAGCGCCGCGAGGACATATCGCTTTTCCGGTTTAGTGACGTGAAAGAGGACAGGTTGTTTGTTACTCAGGAAAAGACCGGGCACAAGCTGGCGCTCCCACTCGATTTAAAACTGGAAGCTGTTGGGCTGATATTGGGAGAGGTGATCGAGCGGTGCAGGGTGAATAATCCTTCAGATTTTATGCTGTACTCGCCAGTCAGGCGCGGCGGCAGAAAGCCTGGGCCTCTTACCCCTGATGGATTAACTCAGGCATTTGCCGACGTTCGTGATGCGACTGCTTTAAAATTTGGACCTAACCCACCTCCGTATCATGAGATCAGGAGCTTGGCGAGCAGACTGTATGAAAAGGAACGTGGCGAGGATTTTGCACAGCGATTGCTGGGCCACAAAAATTTAACAATGACGAAAAAATACCTGGACGCACGCGGTGCAGAGTATGTTATGGTTTAGACAGGATATGGACATTTCGAGTAATTTTCGTGGGATTTCGTGAGGACGCCGAAAAAACCTATAGAAAACAAAGATATAAAAAGAGACCGAATACGATTCCTGTATTCGGTCCAGGGAAATGGCTCTTGGGAGAGAGCCGTGCGCTAAAAGTTGGCATTAATGCAGGCTAAGTCGCCTTGCACTTTAAGAATAGATGACGACGCCAGGTTTTCCAGTCCACAACAAAAGTGGCCTGAAAAAAAGCGTTGGCCTGTCCTTAAACACAAAAACCGCAATGCTTCCGAAGAGAAGCCTGCGGTTTTTTTTATTGGAAGCGGGAAACTAGCAGAGCGTATTTGCGCGCTCGATAAAGGGTGCTAGGCTCATCTTCTGCCCAGGATTTTTCGGGTCGTCAACCTGGATAATCGCGATCGGCTGGCCGTTGCTCTTACCGCTGTCCACCTGCTGCTGCGCCACGTCGTTCAGAGGATATTGCACCAGCGTGCTCGGGTTGATGGCATACAGCGCATGACCCGGACGGCAGGTGAGCATCACCTCTTCCCGGTTAAACGCCCATTTGTCTTTACCCACCTCAAACCGGCTCACGGTGATCACCTGCGGTGCCGCCAGCGCCGTGCCGGAACAGGCCAGCAGTAAGAGAGAAAGTACGGTTTTTTTCAT